ATATTTTTTAATTATTTTTTTGTTAGATTAACTAACTAATAAAGTATATATAAAATATTTTATGGCACTATTAGTTATTTTACTAAACTTTTTTTATTTTAAAAATATAAAGCTATTTTTAATATATATATTTATAATAAAATAAATTAATATGAAATACTTAAAAGAATATGTTGACTGGGAATTACTTCTTGAAGAAGCAAGACCAAAAGATGTTACTAAACAAGGTAAACCAATGACTAAAGGTGAGTGGATTAAAAAAGCCAAGGAAATATGGGGGCCAAATCGCTTTGATTATTCAGAGGTAACAGGCTCAGAAGGCAAAGAACCATTTGATATGATGAAAAAAGTTCGAGTTTTATGTAACGATCATAAGAAAAAACATTTTATGGTATCACCGATACAACACATTAATAAAAATAGTCCAAAAGCAGGCTGCGAAGAGTGTGATAAAGATGAATTAAAATATGACGCACCAGGTTTTATACCAGGTGCATCAGGCGAAAAAACAAAAGAAGGTGAATCACATTTTAGAAAACAATCAGCACACAGGGGAACTCCAAATAGACCTATGAGAACAAGAGGTGAATATAGCGGAAGAGGTGGTAAAAGATAAATAAAAAAAGCAACCAAATTGGTTGCTTTTTTTATTTATCTTTTAACTTTATTCATTATATTTGAAAGTCCACTTGTATATTGTCCAGTATTTATATTAGGCATGGTTTGCTTTTGTCCTTCCTCATCTTTCTTTCTAGCTTTTTCTTTCTCGTCTATAATAGAGTTTGCTTGTTTAATATTTTCTTCAAACATCCAAAATGGCCATTCGTCCATAGATACTTCGTTAGTATGAAAATTTTCCTGTAATAATAACTTATTCCTGAATAAATCTTTCAAAGGCACCATCATCAACGAAAATACCTGACGCTCCGTTGGGAAATACCATTTCTGTGTGGACCTCCTTACCACACACAGTACAAACTTTTCTCAACTTTTCAACACCAAACTTCATATGAGTTACAGCGGAATTTAAAAATTGAAATGAGTCCACCGATAATGATTGGAATGTTTTTAATTGTTCTTTGATTTCTTTACTATCAATATAATTTCTATCACCTAATAAAAATGGCATTATCTTTAAAAAAGATAAATTTGGGTCCTTCTTTTGACTTACTTCTTCTGTAATATACTCAGTAAATGATTTCTGAAGTCCTATGTTAGGCATAGTTAAATTAAACTCCTGACCATGATAATCAAATGTAAAACATCTATTATATGTATCAAAATATTTCTGCATAGTAGAATTTAATTTAAAATAAACAAAATTAGCTGGTTTCAACTCTATTTGTATATCGCTTTTGCATTTACACTCTTTATTAACAGTTAAATACATACCTTGTTGGAACGTCAAATCTCTTATTAAGAATAACAAGTATATCCTATCTTGTTCTTTAAGATCTAAATAAGATGAAACATCACCATTAGAATATTTAACTCTAACACATGCCATTAACATATCATTCATTTTATCAATGATATCTGGAAAATTATTATCATCAACCATTGAATATGCTTGTATTTCTTTTACTAAAGCTGGTCTAACTTGTATAGTAGTACCTGTTGGATAAAACATTCCACAAGGAAATAAACTACAATCAAATGCCTGATATTGCAAATCTGTAGTTCTAGAATTATCCTTTTGTTGTTTAGGAATTGTAGGTGTTTGGTCGTAAACTTTTTTGTTTTCTAATTTTTCAAGATGTTTTCTTAAATAATCCTCTTCCGAAAGAGCTTTTTGTTCTTGTTCCATAAAAAATGTAGTTATTTTTAATTATATATAAGAGATTGTCTCACTCCTATCATATTAAAAATAACTACATTAGTTTATTCTTTTAATAAAAATTAACCCATAATTACTATACCACAACTTGATACATTAGATGATAATGTGATTGTTGCTTGTGTTAAACCACGAGTTGTATATGCGCCTAATATTTCTTCTCCTGTTGTATAATCAAATAATTGAATTATATAGAAATTAGTATTCAAATTATGTGCTATAACTTGACTTAAATTAGCTGTAAATGATTGTGTTCCAGAATACTTATAAGGTTTCCAAGAACCAAATCCATTTACATCAGAGTTTAATATGTAACCAGCTCCTTGTGTAGTGTCTTTTAATTGAAAAGCATTACCTGTTGCTGATATAATTGATACGCTTCCAGCTATTTGCAATCTAGCTCCATTATTAGATATAGTACCAATTAATATATTGCTAGAAGTTTGATATATTACTGAACTTGTTAATGATGTTGTTGTATTGTAATATGGAATATATCCTTGTGACGCATTTATATTAGTAGTAAATGACATACTACCACCAGAATATGTTAATCCATATCCAGCAATATTAGGATTTATAGCTAATCCAGACATACTTACACTTAAACCACTATTCGCTTGTAAATTAACAGAGAAAGTATAACCAGATATAGTCATACCCAATCCAACTGGCATATACCATGAAGTATTACCATTTGAATCCGAAACTAAATATCTACCGGCAGCTTGTGCTGAATCAACAATTTTTAGATTACCATAGAAAGATGCACTACCAGAAACTACTAATTTTGAGCCATCACTTGATGCTGTTCCAATAATAGTATTGCCATTTTTGTCTACATTAAATTGAGATACTCCACTTTTTTGCAAATCTAAAAATAAAGATGCTGTTGCAGAATTAGTATCTGTGATATTCATCTTAATTGCGGTTGGAGTACCACTTGTATTCCAAGTTTGTGTTATACTATAAGCAGAAGTTGAAAGAGATCCTAATAATTGTGCAACAGATTGAGTTATTGCACCATTTTTATCAATAGACCATCTAAATATAGATGATCCACCATTTGAACCGTCTCTCCACTGTAAACTACCCACTTCATCAAGAACTAGTTGCGCATCATATGGGCTAGCGACGAGATTTGTAATTCCCAATCCCTTAGCACCAATTGGTGCTATATTAGTATATCCAATACCCGCTTTAACAACACTATTTATGTAGAAATCTAAATTAGGATTACCACCAGATGCTGCATTTAGTCCTATACCATTTGCACCATTAGTTGTGTTGGTAATTATTAAACCATTATTATTTAATGATGAATATCCTGAATTGGCATTAGAATATACTATTGGTACATTTAATGTCATTGATGATGTTGCAAATAAAATTATATTATTGCCACCAGCAATAACTTGCATATTACGATTATCAGTTGTGCCTAATGTTGCTGTCGCACCAAATGAATTACCACCTTGTGCAAAAAATGAACTACCCAATAAAGTTGAAGATGTCCAAGATGCTATACCATATTGGTCCGAAACTAATAATCTATTTGCAGCCTGTGTGCCATCAATAATTTTTAATTTACCATAAATAGATACGCTACCAGCTATTTGTAATCTTGACCCATCATTAGATGTTGTCGCAACTAATATATTACTAGAAGTTTGATATATTACTGAACTTGTTAAAGATGTTACTGTATTGTAATATGGAATATATCCTTGTGAAGCATTTATATTAGTAGTAAATGACATACTACCACCCGAATATGTTAATCCATATCCAGCTATATTTGGATTGACAGCCAACCCAGACATACTTACAGTTAAACCACTATTTGTTTGTAAATTAACAGAAAAAGTATAGCCAGATATAGTCATACCCAATCCAACTGGCATATACCATGAAGTATTACCATTTGAATCCGAAACTAAATATCTACCGGCAGCTTGTGTTGAATCAACAATTTTTAGATTACCATAAAAAGATGCACTACCAGAAACTACTAATTTTGAACCAGTTTCGGAAGTTGTTCCCATCAATATGTTACCAGTAGAAGGAGAATATATCCTTAAATTACCAAAACCATCTGATATAAATAATGTGTTTAAAGAATTATTCAAAGATGCATAAGCACCAGTTGTATCAAATCCACCTATTATTACGCTATAACTTCCCAAAAAGTTTACACCAGCAGCATAACCCAAAAGTATATTATTAGAACCAGAAGAATTTACTCCACTATTATAACCAATTATTATATTACCAGAACCAGAAGAATTTCCACCACTATTATAACCAATTACTACATTATATCCACCCGCATATCCAGCATAAGTTCCAATATATACACCAGCATCACTAACACCAAATGCTGCTCTATATCCAATTGCTACATTATTAGGTGAATTGGAATTACTTAAAACATAATTACCAATTCCAATATTTTGTTTAGCTCCTGAAATACTATTAGATGCGCTAAATCCAATTGCTATATTATCAGTAGACTGATTGGAAACTAGTGCATTATCACCAATAGCTATATTATAGTTACCTGGAGTTGCTTGTGATAAAGCTCTATTACCAAATAATATGTTATTACCCAATCCTCTACCTATATTAATACTATTTATTATACCGTCATTAGTAAAACTAAATGAACCAGCAACATATAGCTTTGAACCTACATTAGACGATGTTCCTATTAAAACATTATTAGATACTTGATATATAACAGAACTTGTTAATGATGTTGATGTGTTAAAATATGGGAAAGAATTAGTAACACCATTAGAAACTAAGCCAGTTGAAGCTAATGAACCATTAGATAGAGTTAAACCAGAACCAATTTGTATTATTACTGATGTTCCACTAAAAGTTAAACCACTATTTATACCAAGATTTACAGAGTAAGTATTTCCACTATATGTTAACCCAGAACCAGTATTTATGCCAAAATTACCGGTTACACTCAAAGTACCACCAGAGAAGGATAATCCATAACCAATTGAATTTGGATTAATAGATAATCCATCTGTGCTTAAAGTTAAACCAGAATTATTTGCTAATAGAATAGAATAAATAAAATTACTTTGTGTTAATCCAGAGTTATTTGAAATCGCAAGAGATACGGTACCCGTAAACACCGGTGTTTGCCAAGATGCAACACCATTAGCATCAGATGTTAAATATTTACCATTTCCTTGTGACCCATCTACATATCTAAACGAAGGTTGTGTTCCAAAGACATGAAGCTTATGTGTTGGACTTGCTGTTCCAATACCAACTAACCCAAATGGAATAATAACAGAGGAAGTTGCATTGGACGACCCAGTTGCATTAACTCTAACTACATTTAAAATATTTACAGTATTTCCACTTACGGAACTTTGCGTACCACTTAAATATATAACATTATTGTCGGGGTCAAGAATGCCAAAATTAGGAGCATATATATCAAGAAATCTATTAACGCCGCCTCTTGCCGTAATTTCTATGTTAGGAAATGAGTTAGAATTAAGGTATATACTAGACGCATCAATAGCCCCATTTACGAATAAAGCAGGAGTATTAAAACTATTAGAAGCGGTAAATAAACTTATAAATGTCCCACCATCATAAATATTAGAATTAGTTATAGAATTAACATCATTAAACTTAGGAATATACCCAGCAGTACCATTTATACCCTGACTAGAATATGGAATCCATATAGGAATACCTGAACTATTTACTGATAATATGTAACTTGCCGTTGCTGGTCCAAGTTGGCTAAAAACAGATGATGTCAAATATCCAACTTTTAACACACCATTAGCGAAAGTTAAACCATAATTATCTATATTAACAGATAAATTATAATTATACAAACCAGAAGCAGTACTTGCGGTTAAGCCATTTCCTATATTATAAGATAGCGATTGTATTCTTTCAATACCGTCACTATTCATAGAGTACCAATTACCATCTGTTTTAGGGTAAATTATAGAAGTATTACTACTTGGTGTTGCAACAATAGAAACTTGCTGCCATTCTTGTATATTATATATTTTATTAACGCTCATTTTATTATCCTATTATATTTATTCTACCATTTGTTATATCACCATCAGTAGTTAGTATAACTGAATTAACATCATTTATTTGAATATTGGCTGTTATAAAGTTATTACTTACTCTTACTGAGTAAACTATATCTGTTGTGTTTAAACTATGTGTTATAGTCATCGGAATATTAGATGAGCTAGAAAAACTTGCTGAGTATTTAACATTTGCAGGTGTAGTATTAAAGTTTGGATCTGGTCCAGCTAAATCAGTAATTCTACTAAAATCTGTTAAATAAGTAAGTGTGCCGCTACCAGAATAAGTTCCGGAACCAGTGAAAGTCAAGGTACCATTTATTATTATAACTCTACCCGCATTATCTAATGAACCACTTGCACCAATTGTTAATCCACCATATACTAAATATTGATAATTAGTTGGTATACTAACTGTACCGTTAGTTATTAAATATTGAGTTCTAGTTACATTACCAGCTGATGGATTTGTTATAAAATCTGTCCAATCAGATGATGAACCAACCCAAGGTCCAGGTAGTAGTTTATAATAACTACCATTTACACCAACAACCATACCAGTTCTTCTTCTATCATTTGGTATAGCGTCACGTTCGGTAGTGGAACTCACATTTCTTAAACCATCAATACCAAATAAAGGGTCAATAACAGGATATGTATCCTGCGTATCTGTTGGAGCTAGAAATCCCGTAACTGGTATTGATCCTGTATATCCTGCCATTTTTTATTTTTATTTTTATGAAATAATTACATTTGACATTGTTGCCGCCATCATGTATTTAGTTCTATATATTTTATAATTTGTTGCAACACTATAAACATTAGAGTAATTAACTAATTTATAATTAAAATTGTTTGCACTAAAAGTATATCCATCTGTTGTATCAGCCATTACAATAGGCATATTATTCCATGCTATATTACTTATTGTTCCAAAACTATCTGGAACAATAATATATTTATATGTAGAATATGTACCACCAGGTAAAATATAAGTTCCATATGGTGTTCCAGTTAAACTTTTTTGAAAAGAATTAAATGAATTAGTCAACCCAGATTGAGTTGATGAACCATAATATACAGCATAGTTCCAATTAATACCAAATTGTGAAGTTATTCTTATACCACTTGTAGCTAAAACTGATAAACTATATGTTAAAGTAACCGGTACACTATACTGCAAAGTCGGAAATGTATTACTAATAGGACCAGCGTTATTAGTTGGACCGTAAATAGCAGTTCCAGCGGTTCCATATATATAAGCACTATTTGAAGTAAGACTAGATGTGTTAGAAATAACCCAACTCATAGTATATGTTCCAGAAGGTTGTGCATATCCAACTTCATAAGAAGAAACATTTTGTATAGTAAAAGATGTTATACTAGGTTGCAAAGAAGGATATAACATCATATCAAATATACTATTAGCTGATACATTAGTAAATGTATCATTAGATTTTAATCCACCAACTGTATTTTCTGATGAAAATGTATTTGAATAAGGCGTATTTGGTTGGGACTTCAATGTCTGTCCAATATAAACATATACAGAAGCAGTCAAAGGAGCGGTATATGTTGTAATATCTTGATAAAAAATACCTGAATTATATTGCAAATACCATGTTCTAGCATCGGATGACGGTATAACTCCCACTCCAGGCACACTCACTTGTGGAAAATACCCAGAATTATATATATCTGGTATTATATTTCTAACAACAGTTCCCGCTGAAATACTAGCTAAACTACCTTGACCATAAACAAATGCATTACCGGTGCTCAAATCTGTACCACTTGGTGGCGTACCTGTCCATAATAAAGCAAATGCGTGTCCGTTACTAGCTACAATACTACTCATACTAGCTACAATTTTAACTGCAATACCACTACTTACAGCGGTACTAGGTGATGGCGGAATCGTATTTAACCATATATTATCAGATGTTACATTAAATGAAGATTGATAACTCTCCGCATACCAATCACTAGTAGTAGCACCTAATGCTCTACCAACAAGGTTTTTAAATGCAATATTAGTTAGTGTAAGTGGAGTTAATGACGGCATTATAAAATTAATATATTTATGTTATATATTAATTTTTAATAACCTGTTAAAGTAATACTTGTTATATTTCCAATCCATCCACTAGGCACAGTTATTCTTAGAACTACATAACCATTAGCAGTATCAACACCATATCCCTGATAACCAACATTTAGAGTCCATGTTGTATTTGTTATAGTAGTTGTAGGAACAGTCTCGGCACATCCGACACCTGCAGTCATTGGATTATTAGTTAGAGTAAACGCAGAAGATGTATCTAACCAATCCGATAATGCGGAAGAAACACCCGGAACTTTCATTTCAAGCTTCATCTTATTTGAAGATGATGTCAACGTTCCAGATGAAGTTACTAACGTTGCAGAACCAACTACTGTTATAGTAAATTTAGTATAAACTGTTGAAGTTCCAAAATAAAATTTTCTATAATAATATTTAACACCAGTTAATCCAGAATAATTCGTATTTGAAATACCAAAATTTGGATTAGTTGTTGTTGATGTTCCAAATGTACTAAAATTTAAATTTGCTGGATATCTTAATCCACCATTATAGATTTGTAAATCCGTTGTTGCTTGTATTGAAGCAGTGCTACCATATACATTAGAAACTGATATAACCGCACTTACTGTATCATAACTATCATTTTTTAGACGATATATTTCGTCACAGAAATTTTCTATTGTATTACTGGATAATCCACTAACGGTATCTAAACAAAGTGTATTTGAAGTAGCTAATGCGCCAGTACCAGTAGTAAATGATTTAACACCACCATTATATGATGGTTTTTTAACGCTACTTATATAGCAACTAACTGGATCATTAATTCTTCTAACTCTTGAACTTATATTAAATATAAATGTAGTACTATCACTAATCAAATTAAAATTACTACTATTGCTTGCTAATGTAGGAAGTGATTTATTTGCATTTAATGTAGGAGCAGGTGCTGCGTTGCTTGATACTGGATTATCACTAATAACTATTGCCGCTGCATCCCCAGAATAAACATTGCTATATGCATTAGCAACAGTATAATTATATTGAATACTTAAACTTGTATAATACTGAATACCAGATATATATTTTGGGGCACCCGTACTAATGTTATTTAAAGAACCACCACCAGGAATTGGAGCTTCTGGGTTATCATCAACTATAAATTCTATACCTGCTAATTTAATTATACTAGTTGTAGTATCTTGTATAACTGTAGCATAATTATACCCTCTTGTTATACCATATTGATTAGCTGTTAAACCAATTGAAGCTGTATAAGAATAAGGACCCAATAATGTTACTGCTGGTATATAATATGAACCAGTTCTGCCATAAAATAAATCAAATGACGCACCACTTTGGAATTTAGAAGCGGTTGCGGCTGATAATACAAATCCTGGTAAGGTTAATCCAGAAGTATTATTAACACTATTTAATGTTGAAGACAAACTAACACTTGATACAGTTAATCCATTTATAATTAAATATAAACTACCAACATTTGCATTAGCAAATGAATCAGCAGGATAAGCACCAACTGAACTTGCGGCTATACCATTATTTAATTTACCATAAATAGTTTGATATCTATCATTACTAGTTGTCGCAGCAAATATACCAAGTCTATTTCCACTTGGTGTCCAAGTTCCATCAAGTGCTACTGATCCATAAGTTGCACCAGTAGCAGGATTAAAATTATACACATATCCAGGTAATGGAAAAGATAATTTTGCTGTTTGCCCAGCTGGTAATCCATTTATTATTGATAAATTTGGAGAAGGAGAAGGAACTAATGCAGCTAAAATTTTATTAAATCTATCTACAGCTACACCGATTTCAGTTGAAGGAGTAAAGGAAGGGTAGTTATAAACACCACCAGAATAAGTATTACCAACTTCAGGATTACCTATTGATGTTACTGCTGCTGAAAATGGTATTTGGAATTGAATACCATCCCATATTAATTGATATTCAATTCCTAATGTTAAATCAGCTGATGCAATATCTTGTAATGCACTACCTACAATTTTTTTAATAGAAGCTGTACCAAGATTATTTATATTCATTGTAGCACTTGTTCCAACACTAGCTGTTAAAAACATTGTATAAAATACAGATGGTTTATAATAACCAACTAAATTAGCATTAGCAGTATAATTAATACCGTTTGTCGAAGATGCGGTTAGAGAATAAACTTGGTTTACATACTCTTTTAACCATATACCACCAGAAGCATATATACCAACATATTTAAATATAACACCTTTTTCATCATCGGCACGAACTGTCATACCTTCAAATGGAAATGTAAAATTCCAATAATTTACTCTTGAATCATACATTGCAATGTTATCAACATGTCCATTCCAGTTTGTACTTCTAATATCTGTTGATGTGCCACCAATAGCTCCTGTTATTAAGTATCTATCATCATTATTTAAAATAGAAGGTATTGAACTTGTTCTTGAAATAACAGAATCTTGCCATTCCATTGGTCTAGTTTGTGGAATACCACTATACTGAACCCAGTTATTAGGATCGGTTGATGCTGTGCTATTATAAGCATATTGTAATACATATGTATTATTATTAGAAGCAGTTGGGTCATTATAAACAGTAGCCAACATACCAAATTCAAATCTAGATGGATAAGCGGTTTGTGCTGACAACATATTATCATATGTTATATAAGAATGATGTCCACCCTTTGCTTCGCTTGAAAATATTACGGCAATTGGGTCTAACGAATCATTTGGTCTAAGTGGTGATGTTATTAATGTTCCTATATTTTGTGACATATCTTATATTTAATTTATTTGAAAATAATTTATTGGTGAATTTTGTACCGTATTTGAATACCATAATGAATATGATGCTACTATACCATATTGATTTGAAAAATTAATAGATTTATTTGTAAAAGCGGTTGTCAATAGTCCATTTGCTATAAAAACTGGTGAGCCTAAATAAGTTGGCATAGCGAATACTAAATAATTACCAGCACCATTTATACCATTTAATGTTTGCACTTTTGTATTAGTTAATATATTTCCAGTATTTGTACCGGTACTATCAACTATACTAACACTTGCACCATTAAAATCAGTAGTTATAAATGAATGACTTGAAGGATCAGTAGGATAATTGCCCCAATAAAATCTATCCTGAAATACTACACTAGCTGTTAATGATATTGGATTAACTCCATCATTAACAGATAAAATAACTACTTCTGTTGTATTAGAAGCTGATGCAACCGTTATTATACCACTTTGAGTAGCTAATGATTGTATATAACCAATAGCATTTCCATTATATCTAAAATAAGCAGATGAACCATTGAAACGTATATTATTAGGAAGTAATATATTTCCTAATAAATTAACGCTTCCTTGTGTTATATTCCATTTTATATAAAATTGATTGTAAGAAGTAGAACCATTTTCTAAGTAAACTATATTAGAATAAGGACCACCACTACCTACTGATAAAGATAAATTATTAATTACTGGCGCAACATATGGATGTAAAATTGAGTCAAACATTTGTTGAATAGTTAATCCAGCAGAGAAATTTGTCCCAGCAGTTAATCCGCCAATTGCTACGGTGCTTGCTGTATTGCTAGTATAGATAACACTAGAGGAATTAATAGAAGCGGTAGCACTTGTATCATATAATGTTAATACAGCATTTCTTAGTGTAGAAGCAAGTATCGCACCACTGGTGTTATCTTTAAGATCAGCCATCATAGCATCCAAATTTGGATAACTAACTGAATAAGTACCTGAACCCGCTGTGCCGTATATTGACATAAATAGTTTTATTTTTATATATTAAAAAAGCATATTCTTTTTTGAAAGAAAAATTTCGTATCTTTAACAAAAGATTAACAAATGAAAAAACATACTAAAATTATAAATCAATTAGTCAATTCAGCGGTTCAGTACCAAATGGAAACAAACTTTAAAAGAATTAAAGAAGGCAAATATCTAGATATTAACAAAAAACCATATGACATAAAGTTAATTGATAATATGATAAACTTTTTTGAAGAAGATGAGGAATACGAAAAATGCGGAATTATACTAGATTTTAGGAATAAAATTTTAGATCATGAAAATAATTATTATTCAATAATATAACAAATGGATAATCACCCGTGTATATAGTAGTATTATTATATATCATGATGTTGACGATCTTTTTTTAATTATGTCCGGAAACTATCTCAAATAGATAGTAATCCACTGAATTTAAATTTGTTTTTTTCTGGAACTTAACCTCAATATTTAAATCAACATTACTAGCTATAGTTTCCACAATATCATCTTCGGTAATCTCTTTATCTAAAAGAGCTTTGACTTTATCATAGTCTAAAACATCTTTCATTTGAAGTTTTTTATCCATACCAAGTTCAAGATCGGATATATTTTTGAAACTATAAAATTTATTTTTTGTGCTATCTATAAGTTTCTCTAAAATATTAGTTTTAACCTTTTCTATTTCTTCAGTGGTAAAAACCATTACTTTACGCATAACTCCATCATCATTTACAGAATATAAATGTATATCTTCTTTTATGCATTCAATATAAGATATACTTACTTTATAAATATCCGCTAATGCTCTTTCGTGCTTATGTATATCTTCCTCTGTTGTTTGAAAATTAAATATACTCTCATTGACCATATAATTTTCAAATTTCTTTATAGAACCATTTTGTATTTTTTTAAATAAACCATCTTTGAAAGCACCATAAATATCGTGTATTATATCTTTTAATACAACTTCAATACCATCTACGTCTTTCAAATCATCATCTTCACTAATGAAATTACTAAAATTTTGAGTACCTGGCATCAAATATTTAGCAATTTTATCATGTGATATATTCATATCCGAATACTTTTTTAATTTAGTATTAATCATCTTGTAGTAATTGTTTAACTCCTCTGAATTAGATATTGCCTTTTTCATAATTGTATATATTAAATATATACAATATAAATTAATATATACTTAATGATATTAGAAAAACTTTCAAATATACTCCTTCATGATAATACTTTACCAATTGAGTTTATTATACGTCAATACTCATTAAATGAGGATAAGGAATATATACCTACTGGGAATGCTAGTGTTCCAAGATTTTCACTAGGTGATGTTGAAGGATTTGAAAATGTTCCTATTAACAAACCAATTACACCATCTGAAGATTTAATAATTAAAGCTATTAAATATGGTATGATTTTTCTAATTACATATAAAGGAGCTAAAGACGAACATACTGTAGGACATGAAAGAGTTATTTACCCAATGGTATTTGGTCGCTCATCTGTTGGTAAATTATTAATAAGAGGATATCACTTAAAAGGTTGGTCTGTTTCTAACAATCGCAATATCGAAAAAATATGGAGATTATTTAGATATGATAGAATTAAGTCTATCATATTTACTGGGTCATTTTATAGACTACCACCTACTGGATACAATATGTATGATAAAGGTATGCGTGGTGGTATTATAGCAAGAGCGGATTTTAATGAAATAAGAAGAAATCAAGAAACTTTAACTAAAGCGGAAAAGATTGAAAATAGAAAAAATATTCAACTTGAACCAGAAGTTAAAAATCAAAATACTAAAATCAAAGTAATAGATACTAATACTGAATTAGATTTAGATAATCCATATGATAATCAATACATTAAAAATGAAGAAAATGCCGCTAATTTAAGAATTACTTTCTTAAAATCTATTTATGGTGAAAAACATATTGCTATACTTGGAACAGAAGGTGAAAAAGATAATCAAGTCGAAGTGACTCCAAATGTAGGCACATTTAAAGTATTACAAACTATTACAGGTAAAGAATTAAAAGAAGTTGCTGAAAAGCCAGAAATAGTTAAGGGAAATAAAATATTTAAATTATACACATTTATGAGGAAATTATAATATTTATAATCTCATTAGTGGGATCGTCCCATTTATCAAAACTAATTTTATCAGTTTGTAAAAAATTATCCACATCTTCTAATTTACCAGTAAAAATACCCAAATCTTTTAATGCTTTTGCATTAGATTCTTGCTCATATTGACCTTTAACAGGTATAACCATTAATTTTTTTGACATATATAAAGCTTCGGATGAAGTTTGAAATCCAGCATTAGTAATTATGCCATGTGAATTAATAAAACTATTAACAAAACTTCCTTTATCAATAGGGTAAATTAAACAATTCTTATATCTATACACTGTTTTTATATCCGAATGAAATATGTGAAATATATTATTATATACAGATAATTCATCTAAAGTATTTAATAAACCATATGAAGGTAAATACACTGTATAATGTCCAGCATCAGTTGGATTTAATTCTAAAATATCATTACTAATTATAGGCTGATAAATAAAATCGTCATAAGATTTATAATGCAATCCAAATGGTATATCTACCGGTGCCATCCATTTTAAAATCTTTTCTCCCATCCAATCTTTACCATTTCTTGGAGTATTTTTGCTAATAAAAGAATACTGATTAGAAATACCATAACATGGTTTGCCATTTATTTTACATGCCCATGCTGTTATAGGTTCAAAATCACTTATAACCTTATCATAGTTTAAATCTAATCTAATATTTTTAATAAAATCCATTACATCAAAAGACATAATAGTTTTTAAATAATCAATACCACCAGATGAAGTGGTGAAAAATGTAAAACCTTTAAATCTCCATTTAACATCAAATGGGAAATCAATAAAAGCATTTTTACCAGATAATAAAATATCTACGGTATGTCCAAGTAATCTCAATCTATTGATTATTTTAATAGATCTTGTTAAATGACCGTTCCCTGTACATTGGATTCCATATAATATTTTCATAAAGGGTTGTTTATTAATATATATTACATAAATATACCCCTTTTATGCAAAAAATCAAAACTTTATTTATTTCGGATACACATTTAGGCAATAAGAACTCACAAGCGGACAAACTATTAGAGGTTTTTAAACAATATGAATTTGAAAATCTTTTTATTATAGGTGATTTCATAGACATGACGGCTATGAAAAGAAAATTCTACTGGAATCAAGAGCACTCTACTGTTATTCAAAAAGTACTTAAATTATCTCGTCATAACGTAAATTGTGTTTATTTAATTGGAAATCATGATTTTTTTGTTAGAGATTTAATAAAAGAACAAGATATAAATTTAGGTAATATTTTAATTTGTAATGAGTATATTTATACTTCTATTAAAGGAGAAAAAATACTTTTAGTTCATGGTGATTGTTTTGATGGATTTGTAGCTACACATAAATTATTGTATGTAATTGGTGATTTTGGTTATGAATTATCTATGAAAATAAATTGGTTATATAATAAGGTAAGAAAATTATTCAAAATGAATTATTGGAGTTTTTCGGCTTATTTGAAAAAGAAAGTAAAAAATATAATAAAATTTTTAACTGAATATAAAAAAGCGTCTATGCAATTAGTTAAAGATAAAAATTGCGATTCAATAATGATAGGACATACTCATGCACCAGAAATAATATTAGGTGAATATTATAATACAGGAGATTTTGTAGAATCTTGTTCTTATATAATTGAAGATTTAGAAGGTAATTTAGAATTGAAATTCATAGATAAACATTAATATATAACTAATGAAATACTTATTAGATTTTGAGATTTTTGAAAAGAAAAATTATTTTAAGGGCAGTGAGTTTGCAGATGATGAGGGAAGGTCTTGGAGTGTTGAAAAAGTATACCGTTTTGTTAAAAAACATAAAAAGAAATACTATCACCCAAGATACGACTTAGATAATATAAAAGATAATCTAAAATGGTGGCGTAGTATTTATTCAATTAAAAATAAAAAACATAGAAACAGAATGCTGGATGCAGATACTAAATATCCTATTTTAGTTATAAAAGACGGTGAAGAATTAAATGTATGTGACGGTCTAAATCGTTTATATAAAGCAATTAAAATTGAAAAAAGAAAAACTTTACCAGTTTATTTATTTAATAAAGAGGATATTATGCATCTTAAAAACAAAGATTAATTTAAATATATAAAAATAAAAAATTATGTCATTTAGTTTATACGATAAAGAAGAATTAGAAGCAATTGCCAAAAAAGAAGAATCCAATAATAGAATGGAAGAATTCTTTAATAGTAAAAGAGAAATATGGAATAAAGAAATCGAACCATTAAATGAAATATCAAGATTAAGATATAACCAAGAAAATGCTTCTCAAATAGTTGAGCTACAAGCTTCCGCTTTGGCATTTAGACAAAGAATTAATGAAGAAGTATCTTTTTATCTACAGAAGCTTTCCAAAGAAAAAATTAAATTAAAAAGAGCCGTTCAAGAAAAAATGGTTTGGTATGCTGCTGGTAAATCACCACTTAATTTAAATGGCAAATTAAGTAATTCTCAAATGACGAGCATAATTGATGCTCATACATCGGAAACAGAAAGAGGTGTTGAGTTAATTGAAATACATATTGATTTTTTAAGAACATCGGCTAAAAATCTTGCCGATATAGGTTATCAAGTAAAAAACACAATTGAGCTTTATAATCTATTGTCTAAAAATTAATAAAACAATTTTCTACTTATAAGTATAAAGTTTATGAGTAAAAAATTATCTATCAACTTAAATAAGCGTTTCTTTCCAGATTTTATCGCTAAAATACAAGACTTATCCAGTATCAATGACGTTGTAAAACTGAAAATAGAAACTGATAAAGTTTTAATGTATGCCATGAAGGCAAATGATAATGCTGTTTTAGCATTAAAGAGTTATATACTTCCTACTACAAATTATTTCGATAATTTTAACCAAGAAGATATGTTTGATTTCATTATTGTTAATGCACCAAAGTTTATCAAGTCATTAAAATTTTTTGACATTGATACACAAATTAAAATGGATGTAATTTATAAACCACACCATGAAAATGAAGGTGTAATGCAGATACGTTCAGCACAATTTACTAATGGTAAATTAAAAATATCTACAATTGGTGGTGAAGATGATAAAATTAGAGATTTGAACGCTGAACTTCTTGAAACTAGAACTGATATAGAAAATGCTAGTTTTGATTTTCAAATTACTAAACATGATTTTAACGATGTTAAAAAATTATGTGCTATTGATTCGGAAGAAAAAATCTTATCTATTGATATAGAAGAAGGAAAAATTGTAGCAAGCGAAATATCTAAATGGGAACTTCAACTAGGAGAAATTGATTCTTCATTTAACCAAAAAATTATTTTCAATAAAAAGTATTTATCAAATATAAATGGCGACATGGATATGATTAACTTTTATATGTTTGATACATTTATCTTAGTAAAGGATAATATATCTTCACTGATGCTTTCGTTTGAACAAACTTTTGATGAAGATGATGAATAAGAACATTGATACCGAAGAAGAGTTGATGAAAATTTTGGTAGAAGAATTATCAAAAGAAGTTGATAAACAGGTCATTAATGATGTAATGGCTTCTATGAAAATTATTGATGAATTTAATTTAAAACTTAAAGAAATTAAAGCTTTTAATAGAGAAATACAAATTGATAATATATTATACGGTACTAATAATGCACTTCTAGAAATAGAAAAGACAGAAGAATATAATAAATTATCAGATGAACTTAAACAAGAATATATTAAAAATGGTAGATTATTATGACACAAAGCTTAATAGGACATAAAAGTCCAGATATTCAAACAGGTATTGTATTTGCGCCATATATTCATATGGAATCAACCGCAATAATAGAATCATCCTTGCTTAAAAAAGCTGAAATAAAGGTTAAAGCAATTAACCGTGAAAGACAAATAGACTCGATTTTAGAAGATAAAGATTTTATACCAATGGATATAAAAGAAACTGCCGAATATAAAGAGTTTGAAAATACATATATGAAACCTTTAACAGGTATAAAAAGTAGATATGCAATAGCATCAATTGGAAATGAGTATAAAAAAACAAACTAAAGAAGAACTAATAGATAAATGGGAACCAGTTTTAGATAAAATGGGATTATCTGGTGATAAAAAAGATTGGATGGCTCAATATGCAGAGGCGCAATCAACAGCAGACGCTAATAATAGCAGCTCGTTATGGAACCAACAAATTGCACAATTAGGTGGAACCGCAAGTGATCCTTTTTCAGCAGCAATTTTTCCAGTAGTTAGAAGAGTTGCAGCAACAACCATATCAAATGGTGATGTTGAACTTTTGAAAAAGGCTGAAAATATGGTGATAGCTGTCAATCGTGAAAAACAAATTGATTCTATATTAGAAGATAAAGATCCTACACTTATATCAATAGAAGATACCGAAGAATATAAAGAATATCTAAATAGCGGTTTAGTTTCAGTCAAACCTATGTCTGCTCCATCTGGATTGTTATATTTTCTGGACTATAAATATGATGATAAAAAATAATAATAAAAAATGATAATAACTACTACATATATAATAACATCGTTTGGAACAATGATTAATGGAACACAAATTATAATTAGTGATTTTACAATTAATTTTAGATAACTTTTTTAAATACTAACTTACAAGTTAGTTGATGAGACAGAGCCCTAATGAATTCATTAGAGGCTTTTGTTTTATGTATAACTGGAGCTTTTTTAATTATATTATAATCTTGCGTTTCAGTCACATAAATTAAACCAGCATAAGAAGGCACTTCATCTATACTAATAAGATTTTCAGGAACTACAAAGTAAAAATAATTTGGAACTAAATAAAAAGTTTTTTTTTAGTTTCTTTAATAAATTTACCTTCTGTTATTAAGTTATGTTTTGGTTTTTTAAAATCAGCCTTAAAATCACTTCTACTTATTTTAACCTCATATTCATATATGAAATCCGATTTACTTATAGATATAACATCGCATTCTTGTAATCCATATATAGAAGCGTGTGTTGATATAGGAGAGTGTCCTTTTTGATATAAATTCATTACTAAACCAGCTTCTATATCTTTGGAAGCTGAATTGGATCTTTTAATTTTATTGATTGAGGATTTTCTTGACATTAGTATTTTAGATTTTTATATATAATATATGAATTATATATCAAACTTTAATGGTTATATTAAAGAACATAAATACTCTCATTTAAAAAAAGAGTCTCCATTACTTATGGGTAAAATAGAATCTAATGATACACTTCCAATAAAAGGCTCTTGTGTTATAATTTTAAGTAGTCCTTATCCTGATAAATTAAAAAGAGTTTTTATGGGAATAATTGATAAAGTTGTGGATGAAAGAAAGGTAATTTTTATATCACAATACTTTATTGTTAAAGAATATATAAATGGTAAAATATGGTATGAAAAAGTTAATTTAGATATAAAAAAATATCTAAATATGTATTCCAATTCATTGGTATTAAAACAAAATAAAACTCCTTTATGGGAAGAATCATCACAATTAAATAAAGAACAATTTTTTAATCAATACCAAAATAAGTTAAAAGAACTACTATATAGAGACGATATATACATATTTAAATCAAATAGTCTACCAAAATAAACAATTATTATTTTAATATAAAATGTTCTTCAATTAATGAGTTTTTGGAAGAATTTATACTACGCTTTGTTATGCACAAATTAGAAATATCAGCAATTTCTTCAGCAGGTATATTATTGGAAAAGCCATAAAAAGTAGATATTTTATGATCTATTGTTGGATATAACTTACTTGTAGAAGTGTTAGACAAATAACCTTTTATGAACTCATTATCATAGTAGTCATATCCTTCCCATTTTTCATATAATTCTTTTTTAAATTTATTTGTAAAATTTCTTACTTTCTTTTTGTAAATTTCCCAATCAGTCAATAGCTCATCTTTAATTACAAATCCATTTATCTTTTTAGTTTCCAAAATCTTATAATATATTTCTTTTACTTGTGAAACATTTTCAACACCATATTTTTCTATACAAGTATTTTTAATTTTTTCACGAATTTTTAATATATTATTTTTGTAATTATTTTTATGCTCTTCTGTTTTAAAAATCCAGTCAACTCCATATTTTTCTATGAATGTGTTCCTAATTTTGCTAACAATTACATCTTTATTTTCGCTAATTCCTTTTTTAAATTTGTCAGTTTTTGAATAAGAATCAACACCATATATCTCAATTAGTGTTTTTTTAGATTTTTCTTTAAATTCATTAGAAGACATCCATTTCTTATTTTGTTCTTTTGATTCTTGCGTCTTAAACCAAGAATCAACTCCATATTTCTCTAACATTGTTTTCTTTCCTTTTTTTGAGCCCTTTTTAATGCCTTTCCATTTTAAAGATTCAGTTTCTTTAAACTCGTTTGTTTGTGAGTATGATTTAACTCCATATTTTTCTATACATGTTTTTTCACGCTCTATATTTTTACATTTAAAGCAAGAATAATATCCTTTATTATTTCTTTCAGTGTTAACATGGTATTTATTTATTGACATTTCTGTTTCAGAAGAGCATATTTCGCATATTGCTGTAATTCTGTTATTTGAACCTTTTGGTATATTTAATGGATTTACAGATATTTCTTTTTCTTTTATCAGATAACCCAATTTTTCATAATATGATTTATTTCTTTGATTTATTTTAACATTAATTTCCTTTTCTTTTATCATATACCTTATATGATAAAAATAACTATAAGTTCTGTTTAGAACTAATTTGAAAAAGTTAAAACTTTTTCACTTAATTTTCATATAAAACTTATGAATAAAAATGAAAAACTCGAAAAATTAGAGTTATTAAAAAACAAAGCGAGCGAGCTGAAAAAGGACGTGGATTATTATAATGCACTCCAGCTCGCTCTTTTTTAGCCCCCACCCACTTGTGGTTGGGGGCATAGGACTAAAATTAGTATTAAACGGCAGCTATGGCGCATTTGCAGCAGCATATTTTGTATTGTTCAATAACCACGTTGCTTCCAGTATTACTGCACAAGGTAGAGATTTAACTAAAACAATGAATCGTGTTAATGAAGATTATTGGTATAATCAATGGCATTTAGATACATTATTACATAATGACGTTTGTATAAGAAATGTTAAACAAATTATAGAAACTAATCATGTTAGCATCTATGCGGATACTGATAGCTGTTTCTCGGAAACACTTGTGAACACAAACAATGGAGAAAAAACAATTGAAAATTGGTATAATGAAAACATCAAAAATGGATCAGCAGGTGAAACAATTAAAGGTCACGAATCGGTTTTAACAAATGATAAAATATTAAATTGGTCTGAAAGTAATAAAATTTATTATACTCCGGTTAAAAGAATTATTAGACATAAAGTATCTAAGCCGAAATGGAAATTGAAAACTAAATCTGGCAAAGAAATTATAGTTACTAACGACCATTCTATGATAGTGTTTAGAGACGGTATTAAATTGGAAATTAAACCATCAGAAATATTAAAAACTGATAAAATTTTGGTAATTAAAAATTAATATATACAGATAAATATATCAGCATAGAATGGAACTAAATAAAAAATTTATAGAATGGTTTAATAAAAATAAAAACGCAGAAGAATATAATAAAATATTCAATTTGTATTTTAATAATCTATCCAAATGTAGAATTTGTAATAATCCAATATATTATTATGATTCTACATTTAGAATAGATAAATCAGGAATTTTGCAATTACATAAAAAATCATGTTTAACATCTAAAAATGTAAATAAAGAATATACATTATCCATATGTGAAGAATGTTTGATTAAAAAATATCCAGAATATAATAACAAAAATAAGCCAAAGGTTTTTAATCAAATGAATTATTTAACTGAATATGCTTTTAATATACCAAATGACATTTCTTTAATTTGGATGAAAGAAAAATATGCTATTACAGAAGAAAATCTAACAAAAAAACATGGCAAAAAAATTGGCAAAGAAAAATGGATAAATTATTGTAATAAACAATCCAAAACTAATACATTTGAATATAAGAAAGAAAAATATGGTTGGGATAAAGAAAAATTTGACGACTATAACCGTTCAAGATCGGTAACATTAGAAAATTTGATAAAAAGGAATGGTACTGAAGAAGGTTTAAATATTTGGAAAAATTATTGTGATAGGCAAAAATATACGACAAGTCTAAACTATTTTATAGAAAAAAATGGATTGGAAAAAGGCACTGAAATATATGAAAATTTTTGTAAAAAAAGATTATTTGGAGCAGGATATTCAGAGGTATCTAAAAAATTATTTGATGAACTGAAAAAACGTTTTGTTAATAATAATTATACAGTATATTACGCTGAAAATGAGTGGTATTTTTGTGAAAAAGATAAAGGATATTATTTATTGGATTTCTTTATTAAAGAATTGAATATTGGAATAGAATTTAACGGAGATATATGGCACGCAAATCCACTTAAATACAAGCCACATGATAAGCCTATTTTATTTCAAAAAGATATTACTGCCGAATTTATTTGGCAAAAAGATAAAATAAAAAATGATTTTCTGAAAACAAAATTAGATAAATTACTAATAATTTGGGAATCAGATTTTTACAAAGACGGAATTGATAGAACAATAGATAAAATATTAAAAGAAATAAATGATAAATAAAGTAGAACATGAAAAAATAGAATATTTTTTTGATGAAATAGAATCGTGTGAAGTGATTGGTAATTTTGAAGACGAATATGTTTATGATGTTGAGGTGGATGATGAAACACATACATTTATTGGAAATGATATATTAGTACATAATTCGCTTTTTGTATCATTTAAACCAGCTATGGATCATTGTGATTGGAGAAATTTATTTTTTGATAATTTAGATAAACTAACAAAAAAGTTTTTCATAATAACAGGTAATTCACAAGTTAATACAGACAATCCTAATTATCATGGCTCTTGGAGTTTTGATCCAAATGATGACCCTGAAACAATTGGTCATATTAAAGACATAATCGAAACTGATTGCGATTATATAATTGTTGATGGTTTTTGGATTAAAAATCGTGATTTCGAAAAATTCATATCCGAAAATAATTATCAATCAAAACTTAAATGGAATTGGTCAAATGAACTTGACTTCATACAAGGTTTAGATTATTACCGATATGCTGGTTATTTCAAGAAATGTCTTGAAGAATATGCAGATAGCTATGGTGTGACTAATAAGGAAGATTTTGAATTAGAAAGAATTAGTGAATCAGTTATTTATTTAGCTAAGAAAAAGTATATTCAACACATCGTACATGAAGATGGTATTGATTATGATAGATTAACTTATTTATATCCAAAAGGAGTTGAACTTGTTAGATCTTCTACGCCATTATTTGCGAGAGATAAAATTGTGGATATTATTAAATACTTATTTACTAATCCAGATACATTTACTATTAGAGAATTACTTAAATTGGTTAAGAACCTTAGAAAAGAATTTGACTTATGTGTCCCAGATAAGATAGATGATATCTGTATGCAATCGTCATGTTCAAACTATGAGGAAAAAGTTCTTAATGATAAAGAAAAATTAGAGTTTATTAATGGTGCACACTTTGCGGTTAAAGCATCAGCTTATTATAACCACTTATTACACAAGCATAAAGATATACAAGCTAAATATGACTTCATCAAATCAGGAACTAAAATTAAGTATTACTATTGTAAAGACACTACTATTGGTAAAGTATTTGCTTATATGCGTGGTTCTTATCCAATTGAAATAGCACCCGAAATAGATCTAAATGAACAATTTGCAAAATGTATCTTATCACCGATTAACTCGATTATTGAGCCATTGGGTCTTCCAGAAATTACAAAAAGACTTTCGGTCGTGTTAGATATATTTGGTGGATCTTTACAAAAGAAGAAAAAAGAAGAACAAGAAGAGGATGATTATAGTGATGAAGAATACAACAATAGAAAATGGGATAATTGGGATTATTAAAAATAAATAAAATGAATATGAAAATAATTAATAAAATTAAATCTTTATTTAAGAAAGAAAACTCCGAATTAAATGTTTCGGCACCTGTGTATGTAATACCAGAACCAATCGGTGAAATACACTATTTTGATTTCAAATATGAAGAACCAACAATGGAAACTAAAATTATGGCACAAAAAATAGGTTTAGATTTAGTAAACGTAAAACGTGATCCAAATATGGTTATTACATCAGGATATATGGATTTTAAAGAAAATGTAGAATTAAGTCCAGAAGAGATCTTATTTCAAATGAAAAAGGTAAAAAGAGCTTCAGAAAAAGTTTTGGAAAAAATGACTGAAACTGAGGCTAAACATCATAAAAGTTTAGAGTATTTTAAACATAAAGCAGAGCAACATGATAAGTAAAAATATAGCTTATTACATAGACGCATATAAAGGTATTTTTACATTTGCAACAACTGCAATTGGTGAGAAGTATTATACTTATCTAATAGATGAAGTAGTTAAAAATTTAACTTGTAAAAGTGTTAAATTAGATTTTGATTCAGATAATGATGACGCAGCTAATTATAAAGATACTTTATTAATCTTAGATTTAACTACAGCAAAACCTGATAAATTTTATGTAGATCGCATCGCTAGAATTTGTGATGAAAATAATAATGTTCTTCTTATAAAGAAACTTACTTATAAAGGAATAAGTAGTTTAGGAACAGATACTGTAATAACACCAAGTTTTCTTTTGTATTCAGCAACAGTTGCTTTTACGATTGATGATAATAGTGTAATAAAAGTAATTAAAAATAGGTATGACTCGATTGATATAATCAATCATAATATAATAGCTTATATGAGGGAAGAAAGAATAAACCAGATACTTGAAGATTAGTATCTGGCTTATTTTTATTTTTCAATCCATCTAACTGGAACTCTTTTCTTATCATCAAAATCTATTCTTGTGATTTCTGCTTCATTATAAAGTGTCTCAGATATACCTAATCTAGGTATAAAAACTTTATCACCACTCATCAATTTTATTGTTGTTGGTTTACCAGCTTTTGGACCTCTAAGTAACATTACACTTATTTCTCTAAATACTTGATTTTTTATTTTTGGCGGGAAAACACTTATTATTTCAACTGGTGTATATCCAGCATAAGCACCTTCTTTTAAAGGCACTAAATCTGAATTTTGATTGCCTTTAACAGGTAAATAATAAAATTTCTTTAATTTTGCTTCTGTTGGTGCTAAATTAAAAAATTTACCACTAGAAGCTCTTTTAGATTCATAATCAGAACCAACTGATTTTCTTGTTAACTCGCTAGTTATATTCTTTTTACCAATTGTTCTTAATACAAAATTAATTGGATCTTCTTTACCATTTTGTTTATAAATTATAAAGAAATTCTTTTCACCAGTTTCTCTTATTATTGCATGTTGAGTATCATATACTAACGGACTTATTGGCCTTGGTTCTTTTCTTAAAGGTAATCCTTCTGCTTTTTTTTGCTCACATTCCATTAACCAACGATTATATACAGAAGAATTTAATTGTGCCAAAGAAGCTCTTTTAATTTCTGCATCAGATACGTCATCAGGTAATATAACAATAGTTTTAGCTGACATTACTAATTCTTTTTCCTTTTTAGTTGTCATTTCTTCGCTATCTTTAACATCAACATATTTTGAATCTAGCATAGTTCCTATCCAAAATGAATCACCAATTTTATTTAAAGAAGGGTATTCAAATACCGGTGCATAAAGTTTACCATTAAATTCCATCGCTAATTTTGCTAAATAAATAGTTGCAAATGCCTTATTACCTGGGAAATTATAATCTTCTATCCAAGATAGATTGCCAATTTCTCCTAATGCAGCTGTAATTACTTTTTTCATTAAATCATAATCAGCATTATATTCTACCGTAAATCTTTTAATCGGAATTTCCCTTACTTCCATACCAGAGTTAGTCCTAGCCGGATTACCATGTTCATCCACTGGTTTCATAGCAATAAGTCTCCATCCACTTTTATTACCAGATTCATACTCCATGAATCTGGATATTGGTGAGTTGCTTGTTCCGCTAAATGGAGTTGCTATATTATTATTGAAACTTAAAGACCTAAATAATTCATTAATACTTTTTAAATATTTCATATTGTTATATATTAATATAATATATAACAATATGAAATATTTAAAAATATTTGAAGACTATCATAAAGATTTAGTGTCATTATATACAATAATGACACACGAAGATATTTCCGAGCCTATACCACAAGAAGTAGAAGATGATGAAGATGAGGATGCAATTGATGATTATCTATACACGCATCGCAAAAAGGTTAGATATATATTATATGCTAAAGAAGAATTAGATCAGCATACATTGGCTTATGAAATTTTTAGAAATGCAAAATATGTTAATGTTATTAACATGAAGCCCGCTGGGAAAGGATTTGTATATGAAATTCAAGTCACAAATCAATCGAGAGAAGACCAAGAAATGGAAGACAGAGGTGAAAATGATTATGATGATTATTAATCTTTTAAATTAATTTGCGGAACATAAATAATTCCATTTTTTACTTCTAAATGTTTATTAGAAAATAATAAGCATTTTCCCTCATTTACAAAAATATAATAATGTATATTTTCATATTTTTTAATTTTACCACTACTTATAACCTCATAAATATCATTTTTTCTTATAAAATATTTTAAAGGCTTAACTTGAACATACCAATCTTTTTGGTTGATAGTTATGATTATATCAATACCTTCAATTACATCTTCTTTAGAATAAGCTGGAGTTTGCCGTAATTCAAAATCTATATTTTTTGATTTCAAGTAAGATTCGATATGAGAAAGTGCTTTTATTTCGTTTTTAATGCCCTTTGTCTCGCTTCTTTTTAAGACTTGAAGTATATCATCGAAATAGATTCCCCCTTGCTTAAATAAGTCTATTTTGTTGTTTTTGACAAATTCAATTAATTCATCAAATGATTTTATATTATAATTAATTATAAATGATTTAATCAAAGTTATATTACCAATTGCTTTGTTTATAATAGACACATAACTTCCTTCGTTATCAAATTCTTGAGCTAAAACATAATAAAATCCATCAATAAAAACCCTATCGGGGTATAATTCCGATAGGGTTTCACTGATTAAACGTTTATATTGATTATGTTTCTCGTATGTTACACCCCAATTATCAATTGTAAATGAGTATTTATCCATTAATTAATTTTTCTTTTAGTTTGTCCATATATGTATATGAATGGTTTAGAATTACTAATAATAAATTGAATTCTTGTTCTTTTATCTAACCTTTTTATTCCTCGAAAAATTCTCAATCTCTTTTTAGACATTCTTAGGACGCATTTGAGGAAATAATAAAACATCTTGTATAGACGCTTGTCCTGTCATCAACATAGCCAATCTATCTATACCTATGCCTATACCAGCAGTTGGTGGCATACCATATTCTAATGCTTGTATATAATCATTATCAATATACATAGCTTCGTCATCACCTCTATCCATTAGTTCCATCTGTTCTTCAAAACGGTGTCTTTGATCAATAGGATCATTTAACTCACTATATGCATTAGCTATTTCTTTACCATTGACTATTAACTCAAATCTTTCAACTAAACCTTCTTTTGAACGATGTTTTTTAGTTAAAGGACTCATTTCAATAGGATAATCTATGATAAATGTTGGTTGTATATAATGGTGTTCGCAGCAATTACCAAATATAGTGTCAATTAACTTACCTTTACCATCAGTTTGACTGACTTTTATATTTAATTGACTACAAGTATCAAGTAATTGACGTTGTTGCATATTAGAAATATCTATACCAGTATGTTCTTTAATAGAATCATAGATACTAATTCTTTTATATGGACCCTTAAAATCTATTACATTATTACCTACCGTAAAACTATAAGAAGGATAAGAGCAATCTTCACAATTTACTTGATATGCTATATATTCTAACATTTTCTCAGTAGTATTCATCATCCACTCATAATCTTTATATGCAGCATAATATTCCATAACCGTGAACTCTGGGTTATGTGTTCTATCCATGCCTTCATTTCTAAAATTACGACTAAATTCATAAACAGAATCAAACCCACCTACAATCAATCTCTTTAAATATAGTTCATTTGCAATACGTAAATATAAAGGTATATCTAATGCATTATGATGCGTCTTAAATGGGCGAGCGGCAGCTCCACCTGGTATACTTTGTAATACCGGTGTATCAACTTCTAATGCACCTAAACTATTTAGGTGGGTCCGCATAGCGTTTTTTAATATGGTTATTTTTCTAAAAGTAGTTTTCACTTCTGGATTAATAATCAAATCAACATAACGATGCCTATATCTAAATTCAGGATCATTTACTTTATCAAATTCTTGTCCATCTTTCTCCTTTGTAATAGGAAGCGGATGTAAACTCTTCGATAATAATGTAAATTCTGTGACATGAATAGTTGTTTCGCCGGTTTTTGTAGTAAAGACATAACCTTTTACGCCGATAAAATCTCCTATATCAAGTAGTTTTTTCCATACGGTATTATAAAGAGTTTTATCTTCATTAGGACAAATATCATCTCTTTTTATGTATAATTGTATTTTACTAGTTCCATCCTGGATATAAGCAAAATTAGCTTTACCCATATCTTGTATAGACATAAGCCTACCCGCAATAGAAACTTTATCGAACTCCATATAAATATCAAGTTCATCGCTATCAGCTAAAATCAATCTTTGGTTATCATAAGTTTCCTTTACATACATAGCATGTATGTAGTTTATATTATGTGTAGTTTCGTAAGTAGCTGCTGGATAGGGATTTATACCTAACGCTATAAGCTGTTCTAATTTTTGCCTTCTTATTATTTCTTGTTCTGTCATTTTCTTTTATTTAAAAATCATAATCAACATCTTCCTCATCATATTCTTCCTCACCATAATCGTCATAATCCATATCTTCATCATCATCGTCATCATATTCTTCATCTTCAACTACTTCCTCTGCGGTTTCATGTAAGATTAGATGATCGACTTCTAAATCTAGATTAGATAATTTTGCTTCATCATTTAATTTAGTTAAATATTCGGAAGCACCAAGAATACCTATTCTTCTTAGTTTATAATTTTCAATAATTTCGGCTAATTTTATATAAAAATCTATATGGTCTAACATCTAAATAAAACTTGTTTTGGTTCTTCAAACGAAACAAATCCAGATGGAAAACCAGATGGAATTTTTGTTTCTAATTCTTGTATTTTTTCTTTGATATGTTCAATTGGAACTGTAGTTGGTTCTTCTGCTACATGTTCGAATAGGCTATTCAAAGTTTCTTTAATAATTATTACTTGCTTTTCAGTCGGCATACCATCACATGCATCAAGAAATCCTTTCAGCCAAATAGCATATCTTTGTGTTTTTGTCATATTTAACATTTTACTTTTGGATTATTTCCATTTTTTGGAGGTCGTGGATTTACTCTACCATCATGTATATCTTGCATAGTATTTAAAACTTCTACATCTTCGGAATAAGAAGGATCTATTTCATACATAAATACCAGTTTAAGATGGTTCTTAATAATTTGTGTCTGCTTTTCAGTTAAAGTATTTGTCTCCGATAATTCGAAGAAACCCTGCAGCCAATAAATAAACGATTTGCTTTCCATTTTTATTTTTATTTTTTGTTAAAAATTATTTTTACAAATATACAAAAAAATTTTAAAAAAACAAACTTTTTAGATAAAAAACTTTAAATGATTTTTGACTAATAGTTAAATGGATACAGCATATATCAAAACTTTAGCTCAAACAATTTTAAGCAAAGCTTTTACCGACCCAAATAGAAGAAATATAGTCACCTATGATAATAGAATTAATTTCTGTTGTCCAGTATGCGGTGACTCAGCTAGGTCAGCTGCTAAAAAAAGAGGTAATATATTTTTTGATAAACTATTTTTCAAATGCTTCAACTGCGGTCATCAATCCTCACTAAATAAGTTATGCAAACATTTTGAAATACAAATAGATCCTACTAAAAGATTAGAAATGATCGAGTATCTGAGCACCATAGTTTCTAACTCTGATTATAAAACAGATATGTCAGATGTTAATTTTGATGAATTACTTAATCTATCCGATTTAACAAGGATATTTAGTAGTGGCGAAACTATTTTAACTGACTTTAAACCAATTACTAAAAATAGTTTAGTATATAATTATCTTACAGAGCGAGGTATAACCGAAACTATGCATCAAAATATTTATGAAGCTAAACATTGGTTAAATGAGGAAAGATATGAACCAGTTATGGTTCTACTAAATAGACATGGTGATAAAGTGTTGGGTATTCAAACAAGAAACTTAAAATCTGGAAAATATAGAAGTTTTAAGATTTATAATTTTGAAACTCTTTATAAATGGGTTCACAATATTTCTAATGACGAAATCGATGATGTAGATTTAAACCAATTATTAATTTATAATAAATTAAGCTATTTCTTTAATATACTAAATATAGATTTTGATTCTACGATTAGTATATTTGAAGGATATTTAGATTCCTTATTTTATCCAAATTCTGTTGGTGTTGTTGGTGTTAATACTAATATGAGTATATTAGAATCAAACAATCTAGATATACAATATTTCTACGATAATGATGAAGCTGGATTTCTAAAATCAGAGCAAAAAATTAAAGCTGGATATAAAATATTCTTATGGAAAAAATTATTTGAAGATATTGTTGAAAAGAAAAATTCTTCAGATCCTTATTCTTTAATGCATAGAATATCACAGGTTAAAGATTTAAATAAATTAGCACAATTAGTTCCAAATCCTTATAAAAAATTAGATTTAGATAAATATTTTAGTAAAGATATTTATGATTTAAAATGGATTCCCAAAAAAATAAAACAACCATATAAAAAGTTCACTAAGAATTAATATATAGTTAATGAAGTTTTTAAAAAAATATAAATCAATTGGTAAATTAAATGAAGATTCATCAAATGAGGAAACCATTTATTATCAAGGTAGCATAGAAGGAATTATACAAAAAGCAAAAGGTGATGAAAACATCACAAATGCGATGAAAAAACTATCTGAATTATGTAATGGCTTATCGCTTGGTGATAGTATTGGATTTCATGTTGAAATAATAGATAATTATACTACAATAAGAGGACATATTGGTGATAATGATGACAATTCATATTCATTTGGGTTTAAATGTATAAATGGTAATTGCGAATTAGACTATTTCACAAGCTCTGATAATTGGTGGAAATATTTATCAGGGTTTGTAATGTGGTCTTCATTACAAACTTGGAATCAAGAAGAACAAGAAATGGTTAGAAGTATTTACAAAGATGCTAGATCCAAAAAATCTTATACAAGAGAAATGGCTCTTATAAAAAGAGAAATACCTTTTTTATGGAATTTATTGAAAAAAGTGGAAAATCCAGAAAAATTAGAAGCTGCTGCTGATATAGGTGAAGATTAATTTATATAAAGGTATATTTACTTTTTTTATATTTTAAATTTTTCATTTTCAAAAATCTTTTAAATGGCATTGTTCCTCTTTCTGAGTTGCAAGGTTGACAGCATACCATTAAATTAACCTTGCAGTTATTACCACCAGAAGCTATTGGTATTATATGATCTGTTGTTGCATTTTCTTCGGTTAATTTAGTTTCACAATAAATACATTTAGCATTTCTATTAGCCGCTACAAATTCTTTAGCAAATCCAATAGTTCTGCGTTTAACGTTTTTTCCGTTCCATTTAAGTCCAATTACAATAAAGTTTCTATGATTCTTAAACTTTTTTCTAGCAATTTCGCAACGAACATAATTCTTATTAAAGTGAACTAATAATTGAATTATATATCTCCATTTTTTATAGAATACAAAGTCTACCTTTAAAAAGTGTTCTGTTTTTGCTCTATAAATTCTTTTTAACCTGTTAAGATCTTCTAATATCTTTTTAAACATTTAAATATAAAAATAACCTTTAATTTCAAAAGTATTATTTTTTATTATAATATATATTACATAAAAAAATATAGTTTATCATGAAAAAATTTTTTATGGATTTATTAAGTGCCAATAGCCCACTAAGCTCAAAAAGATTTGCTGGTTTAATCACTTTATTCTCTTGTATTATTTTAGCATTTTTTGGTGCTGCTGAAAATAAATGGGTCACACCTGAATTTATGTATAATGGTTTATTACTTGTTGTAGCTGGTTTATTTGGCTTCAATATGGCTGAAAGTATCTTTAAAAAATCTGATTCTAAAGTTGCCGATGCAGCAAAAGATATTCCAAAAGAAGAGCAACTAGAAAAAGAAGCAGATGATAAAGTTGAATAAAAAAAACCACTCAAATTGAGTGGGTTTTTAATTCAAATAAATCTCTATCTTTTAAAAATGGTAATTCATTTCTTACCTGTTGTAGCCATTGTGCATCTAACTCAAAATCTTTTATCTCCGATTTATCAGACATACAAGATACATTACCAAGTGGGTCTATTACCTGACTATTACCTGAATAAATATGTCCATTGCCATCTATTCCAGCTCTATTTACACCAATTACATAGCATTGATTTTCAATTGCTCTGGCTTGTAAAAGAGTATTCCAAGCCAAACTTCTTTTAGCCGGCCAACTAGCTACATATACAATTACATCATAATCATCTTGATTACGAGCAAATACAGGAAATCTTAAATCAAAACAAATTTGCAAAAGTATTCTCCAGCCATTTATATTTACTATTTTCCTTTCTGTTCCTTGTGTATAAAACTTATCTTCACCAGCATAAGTAAATAAATGTTTTTTATCATAATACTCAATAGATTGGTCTTTAACACATAATAATCTATTAAATGGCTTTATTTCACCTTTATCATAAATTATGATACTACCCATTATGTAGGCATTCTTTTCAATAGACATTATTTGCATCCATTCGGTAGTATAACCATCTTTTGGTTCGGCTAAACTGGTTTCCATAGTAAACCCAGTAGTAAACATTTCCGGCAAAATAATAACATCCGTATTGGATGTTATATTATTTATAGTTTCCTCATATTTAAGAAGATTACTTATTTTATTTTCCCAGATTATATCAGGCTGGATTATCGTTATTTTTAGATTTTGCATCCTTTTTTAATTTTTTAGTAAACTTCTTTTTTACAGGTTTTGTTAATAGATTAGCTACTTTTACTTTTTGTAAAGCAGTATAATTTGGTTGGCTAAAATCGTTAGTAGAAAATTGTAGTGTATTTGCCATACTATTTGGTCCCATAAATTTTAATATAGAACTATCTTTATTAGAAATAGATGGACCCATATCAATGGCTTCTGCTATGTTAATTTCTGTTTTTATATTACCTTTATTAGAAGTATCATAAACATTAAATTTCATCTTATCATATATAGCGGATTTAAATTCAAAGAATTTTTTAACATGCTCTACATTTTTCTTATCATCATCAGAAAATCCAATTGAAACTTTTGCGTTTATTTTAGAACCATATTCATTACATATTTCTATAAATTTCCCAAGTACCATTTTTTTAGCCTCTTCAATTCTTATTGAACCACTAATTTTAAAATCTTTTTTGAAAGATTCTGATAAAGGAACACCAACACCATAATATTTACAACATTCTAAATATGTTTTAATTAAATCATTTTCAGTAAATTTACAATTATATTTTCTAGTATAAGATCTTTTTTCAAAAACTTTTGCAAATTTCAAACAATTTTCATACATTAAATCCTGTTGCTCAACAGTCAAACAATTATCTATAACATATTTTGCACCTTCTTTTATGGTATTATACTCATGCCCCCTTGCAGTAATAATTGCAAATAAAGCACCTTCTGTTAGACACTTTATAAATTTATTCCAAGAAGGACCAAATGCCCCTTCTTCAATTGCTAATCTAACATCATTGACAAATGATTTATTACCACGTGGACCAAAATCTCTAAATTCTTCATAAGCCTTAGCTGCGTCATTGTCACGAATTCTATAATTAGAATCATCTCTTATTAAAGCAAATTCGGATGGTGATATAGAGACTTGTTCCCAAGTACCATTAACTAATTTATCCATATAAATTATGGTTGGCATGTGTAGAATATTGTCATCCCAGTCAAAACCATAGTAAAAAAGTCTATTTACCTTATTATTTTCCATAAATGAATTATAATTATTCAGCATATATTATATATTATATCACAAAATTACAAAAAAATCTTTTAATTATCAAATATTATGCGATATTTCTTTTTAGATAGGGACATATCAATTATTTATATATAATTTATGATAATAAGTAAAAAAGTATTGGTAAAAATATCTTCTAGTAATTTTAAATGGTATAAAAATAAAGGATATGAAGTTTGCAATGGTAAAATTATAGAAATTGATATAGAAGATATTACAAAATCATCTAGTGTTATATTGGATGTGAAATGTGATGAATGTGGAAATATAAATACTTTAATGCACAATAGATACATTAATAATATAATGAAAAATGAAAAATATTTTTGCAAAAATTGTGGCACTAAAAATGCAAGCAAAACTAATATTATAAAATACGGTTCAAAATCACCACTTACAAATATAAAAATTATTAAAAAAACAAAAGAAACTATGCTCAATAAATTTGGCGTAGATAATATTTCCAAAGCTGATTATATCAAAAAGGAAAGATCTGAATTAATGAAAATTAATTCAGATGATTATAATAAAATTATACATAGTAAATATGGTTCAAATGTATCTAAATTAGACTGGATTAAAGAAAAGAAAAAAGAAACTTGTTTAAAAAATTGGGGTGTAGAGAATCCATCTCAAAACCCTTTTCTTTTTGAAAAGGCACAAAAAGCTGGTAAAAAAATTAAATTACATGAAATCGGCTTATATTATCGTGGAACTTATGAAAAACATTTTTTGGATTATTGCCAATTAAATAATATAATAGTTGAAAAAGGTCCGTCAATAAGTTTTATATTCAATGGTAAGAAAAAATATTATCATTCTGATTTTTATATAAAGGATAGAAATATAATAATAGAGGTTAAATCCTCATATTATTATGAAAAATATAAAGACTTAAATATAGAAAAAGAAAAAGCAGCCATTAATAATGGATATAATTTCTTGTTTCTAATTGATAAAAATTATAAACAAATTTAAATTGTGGTAAATATAATCTCAAATTTAAATCCTTTATTTTCTAATGATTTAATATAAAAATTAATATATTGTGGATCACCCTCCATTTTTAAAATATAATAGCTATCAGGAGAAGATATAGTTATTGGCATTTTACTATTTTTAGAACCAATTTTATATACATTATATTTTTCATCATCAAAATCCTTCTTTATAAAGGAAACGGCTCTATTATAAAGTTCATTAGTATCAAATTCTAATTCCGCAATAGAATTAGGTAACCCAATTCTATCTTTTGAGTCATCAATTATATTTCCATCAAAATCTACATTAAATGCTTCAAATAATTTTAAATATTTCATTTTGTTAATTTTTTCAAAAGCAAAATCCCGGAAGCTTGACTGAATCAATTACATCCGGGACTTTAAATTTTTAAAATTATTTCTTTTTTCTTAAAAAAGATGCAAAAGATTCTAATTTTGCTTCACCAATTGGCGCTTGTGCTTGTGCTTGTGCTGGAGCTCCGAAATCTTCTTCTTCTTCTTCTTCTCCACCTTCGATATCCATATCTTCTTCACCTTCTTCTGGTAATTCTTCCATACCTTCCTCGTTTCCCATGTCTTCGTGGTCTTCACCACCTTCTAGTTCAAATTCTTCAACTACTTCATCATCTTGCATAGCGGAAACCTTGATTGTATTTTCTTCAGTTTCTTCTATTGTGATCATATAGCCATGTACTTCAAATGTTAATTTCATATTACTATTTTTCTTTTATATATTAAAATTATATATTGCTTTTTAAATCTTTTAATAAATCTATCATATAATTACTATGAAAAAATTAGCATCGGATTACCGAAATTATCTCAATTCTAGAATACCCGAAAGTATTGTTAAGAAAACAATTCAAAATAATTCTAACTTTATCATTGATAATGAAAAAGGATTTATGTTGGATATTTATACAAAACTATTAAATGATAGAATCGTGTTCCTTAATGACGAAATTGATACATATACCTCTGAATTAGTTAAAAGTCAATTACTTTACTTAGAACAATTAGACAATAAAAAAGATATTAAAATGTATATTAATTCACCAGGTGGCTCAGTATATGACGGCTTAGGTATACTAGATACAATGGACTATATTAGACCAGATATTATTACCATAAATACTGGCTTAGCAGCTTCAATGGCAGCTGTTATACTTTGTTATGGTACAGAAGGCAAAAGAAAATCATTAAAGCGTTCTAGAACAATGATACATCAACCAATTGGTTATACTGGTTATGCACAAGCTTCGGATATAGAAATTGATGCAAAAGAAATTAATTCTCTTAAAAAAGAATTATATGAAATTATATCAGAAAGAACTGGACAGCAGTATGATAAAGTAGAAAGAGATTCTGATAGAGATTATTGGATGACATCCACTGAGGCAAAAAAATATGGTATAATTGACGAAGTGATAAAAACAAGAAAAAAGTAATATATAACAAAATAAAAAAATTATGAAAGAAACTAAAAAGAAATATTTAAACTCTGAGTTTTTAAGCACTGCTGTTTGTTATTGTATACCTGAAACAAAAGCTACTATTAATTATTTAGAGCAAATTGAAACTGGAGAAAATGATGGTTATAAAGAATTTTCAATTCAAGTTAAACAAACAGATATTTATTGTGAAAAAATAACTGTACCAAAAACAATAAATAATATCCTTATTAATACTTTAATTAAAAAGTTATATAATAAATATATGGATTTAGCGAGTAATAATGATAAAAGTATAAAGTCAAAGCTACCAAATCATAAAAATAATTTTCTAACTAATTGGATTAAAAAAGATTATAACTTCTTAATTGAAGATAATGATGAGGATTCAAGAAGATTAATTACTAGAATAATACATACTAGCAATAATATGGCGGTTAATAGTAGAATTGGTCCTTCTAATTTTATTGTAATTAGTCCAAAATTAATACCTATTTTACAAAATTCAACTAGTTTTATTTATTCATTTAATAATATTAAAGAATATGAAAGTATAACAACAATTGGAAACTTAATGGATTTATGTGTGTTTGTAAATTACGATTCTTGTTCCGATGAAATCTTAATAGGACGACATTCAAGTCAAAATAATTTTGGTGGGGTTGCTCTATTAGAAAATTCTATTAATATAGAAGATAAATTTATTACTTGGATTGGAGCTATTGATTTTATGTCACCTACATCAAAGTATATGTTTGACACTATCAAAGTTAAAATTGTAGAAGAATTACCATGGTATAAACAATTTGTTTATAAAATTCTTAAAAAGAGAAAGTTAATTTAATTACACTTACTATTACTAAATTCCATAACTATTATATAAACCATTAAAGTTTTTTTAATATAATAGTTATGGAATTTACATATGATCCAAAAACAGAGAAATTAATAGTAGCACAAGCAACAAGAACCGAATATCATCAATTAGATATTTGGCTTACAAGAAATCCCAAGGGATATCGTTTCACACCTGCATTTAAAGCGGGGTATTGGGATGGTAAAGATTCAGTTTTTAATGGCGGTAAAATAAATCAAGGGCTATGGAAAGAATGTCTTAAAGCATGTCAAATAATAAATGCAAAATTCACTATTACAAATAAGGAAGAATTTCCAATTAATAGAAATGTAACATTTGAAAAAGTACAAGAATTTTGTAAAGATTTTTTTAAAAACCATAAAGTTAAAAAAGACGGCGAATGGATCCCATTTATGCCTTATGATCACCAAATAGAAACCGCATTTAAAATATTAAAGAACCGCTATTGTTTAGCAGAAGTTGCTACGTCAGGTGGTAAATCTTTAATTATTAGTATTGTATATTTTTATACTTTAACACATCTTAATCCGGATGCTAAAATGCTTTTAATAGTTCCGTCAATATCATTAGTTACGCAGTTCTTTGATGATATTATAGATTACAATATTGGTCAAAATAAAGATTTAGATGGAGGTAATCCTAATAAATTAACCTTAAATATCGAAGAAATTATGTCTGATAGACCTAGGAAGCATTCTAATGCCGAAAATCCAAATATTTGTATAGGAACTTATCAATCTTTAATTAATTATCCTAATGATTTTTTCGAACAATTTCATACTGTAGCATGTGATGAAGCACATACCTGTAAAGCAAAATCGTTAAAAACTATTCTAAATAAAACATTTGGACACGCCTATAATAGATATGGCGTATCAGGTACATTTCCAACAGAAGAAACTATGGAAATATTAACCATACAATCTGTTCTTGGTCCAATTATATCTAATGTAGAAGCAAAAACATTAATTGAAAAAGGTATAATTACACAAATGGATATTAAAGTGCTTATGTTAAATCATAATGATAAAGAATTTAATGATAAAGTTGCCTATATTAAAAGAGCGGGTGGTGGTAAAGAAGCTTATCTAATTGAGAAAGAATATATTCATCAATCTGATAAAAGATTAGAGTTTATGAAAAAAATAGTTGAAAAATGTAATAATAATACATTAATCTTATTTCATACAATAGAATATGGACAAAGAATATTAGAAAAAATGTCATCTGAAATAAAAGATAAAGAATTTTATTATATTGATGGTGAAGTTAATGGCAAAAAACGTGAGGAAATAAAGAAAAATATGGAATTAAATGATGGTAAAGTAAAGATACTCGTTGCTTCTTTTGGGACTTTAAGTACAGGCGTTAGCATTAAAAATCTACACAATATTATATTTGCAGATTCTTTCAAATCTGAACAAATGATTATACAAAGTGTGGGTCGAGCATTGAGATTATTTGATGGAAAAAAAACAGCAAATATTTTTGATTTAGTTGATATTTTTGAAAAAGATCCTAATAATATTTTTTACAAGCAATTCTTAGAACGTGAATCCTTCTATGTTAAGAGATCTTATCCTTATAAAATACTTAAAATAAACTTATAAGTGTTCCAAACAAAGCAAGTAGTTTTCGAATATATAATATATGTTAAAAGATAAATTATTAGTAAATGGAAAATTTGATAGTAGGACAAAAGAAGAATATATTAAAAAACATTATCCTTTATATTATCAAGAGATATTAGACTTTGTTATATTATATAAATTTGAAAATTTTGAATGGAAAAGAAAATTATATCATTATATGTATGATATTAAAAATATACCTATATGTGTATGTGGTAATGAAATAAATTTTAGAGGTAGAATAGAAAAAATCTATAACGATTTTTGTTCAACAAAATGTTCAGCTATAAATGTTTCAGTTAAAAGAATGGAAACATTAGAGAAAAATAACATGGAAAAATATGGTGTTAAAAATGTTTTTCAATTAGACTCAGTTAAACAAAAAAGCAAAAATACTTGTTTAGAAAAATATGGTTTCGATAATCAAAACAAATCAGTTATAATAAAGAATAAAATAAAGGAAACTAATTTAAAAAAATACGGAAGTGAATATTATATGGGTAGTTTGGATTTTATGGAAAAATCTAAAACAACATGCTTAGAAAAATATGGCAGTACTCATCCTATGAAAAATTTAGATATCAAAGAAAAGTTAAAAAATGTATTTATAAAAAAATATGGCACTAATACTATTTCAGAAAATGATAAATTTAGAAAAGATAATTTTTGTATAGCAAAAAATATAAATTATATTAAATATATTGGAAATCGTATTTCTCTATTTAAATGTGATTTAGGAAAAAACCACGAGTTTGAAATATCTAAAAATATTTATATAACTAGAACAAAAGCCAATAATCCTTTATGCACTATTTGTTATCCTATATCAGAAAATAATTCAATAAAAGAATTAGAACTATTAAGATTTATTCAAGAAAATTATAAAGGTGAAATTTTACCTGGGTGGAGAGGTCAACTAGAAATAGATATTTATTTACCCGAATTAAATATAGGATTCGAATTTAATGGACTTTACTGGCATTCAGAAGAATATAAAAAAAATAATTACCACTTAGATAAAACATTATTTTTTAAAGATAAAGGCATAAAGATTATACACATATGGGAGGATGATTGGGATAACAAGAAAGATATAATAAAAAGCCAAATTATAAATTATTTAGGATTAACAGAAACGAAAATATTCGCTAGAAAATGTCAAATTAGAGAAATTATAGATTCGTCTAATTTTTTAGATACTAATCATATTCAAGGAAATGCTAAATCTGTTATTAAATTAGGGTTATTTTATAATAATGAGTTAGTTTCTGTTATGTCATTTGATAATTTTGAAGGTAGAAAGAAGATGGAACAAAGTGGATGGAATTTAAGCAGATTTTGTAATAAAATAAATTATAATGTTATTGGTGGTGCAAGTAAATTATTAAATTATTTTATTAAAACTTATACCCCATCGAGAATAATTAGTTATGCTGATCGTAGTTGGTCTGAAGGGAATTTGTACTACCAATTAGGATTTAAATTGGTAAACGAAAGTAAACCAGATTATAAATATATCGTTAATAACGTTAGAGAAAATAAAACAAAATATAAAAAATCTAAATTAATTAAAAACGGATTTATAGGCACAGAAAAAGAAATAACAGAAAATCTTGGTTATAAGAGAATATACGATTGTGGTAAAATTAAATTTGAATATATCTTATAAATTATTGAAAATAAATTTATAAAAAAAGACGGTGTTTAACACCGTCTTTTATTATAAATAAAACAAATAGTCAATTATATCTAAGCTCTATCTTTAAGTGACTGTAAATCATCTAATCTTTTTTGATTATCTTCTATTTGTTTTTGCAAATCTTTTATCTTAGCGTTTTCTGTTGATAACTCATTTGTATAAGCGGTTTCTGCTTCAGCGTCTGTCTTTGTTGTATCCACCATATAATTTGTTTTAAATTCTATTTTACCAGCTGGTGTATTTAAGCTATTATATTTTGTATTTAGTTCATTAAGTTGCACAGTTTGTTTTTTCATTTCTACCACTATATTACTTGTACCATTAATTGAACTAGCAAATGCACCTGTTGCTTGCTCTGGATCTCCATTAGCGTTATTTTCTGTATTATTAGTTGTTGTTGCTACTGAACTTATATTAGCTAACTGATCTGTAAAAAGTTTTACAGATTCACCTAATACGACTTTTAATCCTATTAAAATAGCACCAGCTGGTCCAAGTGCAACTAAATCTAAAGCTAATACTGCGGCATCTAAAGCTACAATACATTCAGCCATTACATTTAAAAACTGTAAAAGTGGATTGATAAGATATTTATACAATGCAATTAAAACTTCATCAGGTAATACAAAATGTATTTTTGGAATTGGCGGAACACTTACTTTAACTGGAACTTTTATTGGTGGTGCGCCATTAATAGCAGGCGTTTTTACTTTTGGTGCGGTAACTTCCGCGATCGCACTACCAACAAGTCCAGTAGTAATCTCATTTAGAGATGTTAAAACATGAACTGCAGCCAAGGAATCTTTTAATATTGTATTTAATAGATGTGAGGTATTATGCAATGTTAATGCTATATGTGCGGCACTAAAAGGATTAGCAACAAATAAAGGTGCTGGCGGAATTGCAATTTGTGGAGTGACAACAGCGGTCATACCATTTATAGCTTGTGTAACTGCTTTTGGGACTTTATCAATCATTTGTTTTACACCACTTTCTATTTGTCTTATTTCTCGTCTTATTTCTTTTTTTAAATCATTTATAGTATCTTTAATCATTTGCCTTATATCCATAGGCTCATAATCACCACCATAATATACCATATCTTCTGTCTCGGTTAAATATGCGGTATATCCAGGATTAGGTTGCTTAACGTATTCACCGTCAGTAAAAATATAGATATTATCAGCCTCTAAATCTTGTCCCCATAACATTAAATTTAATTCCCTATCAGTTAATTGTGGATTGGTGTTATATGATAATATTTTTTTAGCAACTTGCCTATGCGATAGCATATTTAGATCCATAAACTTTAATAAACCAACAACTTCACCATCAAACATATTGACTATTTTATCAAGAGCCATAGTTTTTAAAATAGCATCTGTATTCTTATCTGCTAAATCAGTTTGTTTTTTAAGTTCTTTTTTAGATTTTTCTGACATAATTTAATTAAGTTTGATTATATATTTTAAACATATGTACCTCCTGAACTCTTGATATTATTAATATCTGCTTGTGTGAAATCTCCTTGATATGCTTTGGATATTGGATTTTCAGTTAAAGGATTTTTCGTTTTGTATTCAGGATGATATTCCCAATGCCACCATTCATCTGTTCCAGAATTATCTCTTAATTTAGCTGGATTAACCCATCCATATCTCCAACCATTATTTAAAAACCAAATATAATTTGGATGTTTATAACCAGAAGGTCTTTTATTATTATCTTTAAACATAATAGTTCTTACACCCCAATACATATCGACAGCAATTCCCCATCCATGATTAGATTTACCAGGAGTTGCAGCTCTACCAGCACCGTATTTAGAATACAATGCTTGTTGCCTCACATAACTTCTATAACCGTCAGTAAATACAATTTTTTGTTTACCAGTAAATGTGGCGGCATTAAAAGCTGCTAACATCAAATCTAATGCATCAGAAGCCTCTGATAATAAATACGAAGAATCACCATCTAAATTTTTAGATAGATTACGATTTAGTTTCATTTTAGTAATAGGTATTTGACCATTACTAAAACCATTTACGCCGGATATAGTCTGCGGTGAACCAGTTTGCTGCTCAGTAGCAGCCTCACTTGTTATAGTGTTAGCAAAATTATCATTAGGTACAGAATTACCTTTAGTAACTGGTCTACCAGTTTCAGGTCTAACCGTTGGTGTATAAGGAGGATTAGAAATAGATGTTAAATCATTTGAAACTGTTGTTGATTTCCAATTATCACCTTGTTGATTAATATATTCTCTAGATTGTTCCAAAACTTCATCATTATTAACTAACCAAACATTATTTGATAAAAACTTTGGTGTTCTAGAAGATTTATACTCAACCAATATATCTATCAAGGCAGGTGTGCAACTAACAGGTGAACTACCTGATACAAGTGCAGTATTTGATTTTAAACAATCAATTAGCTTGTCTAACCATTCCATATATGCTGTTCCAAGAATTGCTGCTTGTGCCGCATCTGGTGAGCCTATATTTACTTTTGAATCATTATCTCTTGCATTAAGATTTATATTACCATTTGAATCTAAGTTAATGTTTGAATACTCATGATCTATTTTTAAACCTTCGCTAGTAGTTCTATAAACCTGTGTTGATTGATCAAAATGAATAGCTTTAAAACTCGCATAATCATCATCTGATAATGAATTTAATTTGGTTTCTAAATTTATATTATAATGTTCGGCGTAAATAAATTCAGGTTTATAAATAGTGCCACTATTAAATATAACACCAACTACTTTACCAACTTCGGGAGCATTAAAAGTATTTCCATTAACATCTTTATAAGGCATAGCCCATGGTATATCAGCGGTAGGTATGTTATCAAAAATAGTTTGAACTCTAACTTTAACTCTACCTAAATGTTTTGGGTCTTTATTATCCTCAACAACACCAACATATAAATCATTACCTATTCTTGTTATCATCTATTATCTTATTAAGTGATTTTTTATCCAATCAGCTAAATCATATTGCCAGCCGTCTGCCCCAAATTCTTCATTATAAGAACCAAGAACTCTAGTAGTTGGTGTTACGAAATTATTCAATGAACTTTCAGCTTCATTTGTTGTCCAATCTTTCAAATCATATTCCCAACCATCTGGTCCAAAAGTTTCATTATAATGTCCAAGAATTTTAGTAGTTGGCGTTATTTGTTTTATTCTGTTAGTAGGTAAGTTAGCATATATCCAACCATCAGTAGCAAATTTACCACTATAGTTTCCAAAAGTGGTAGTACTGAGTGCTACTTCAAATGGTTGATGATTAAGTAAATAAGCAGAGGTGCTATATTGGAAACCATCACTTACACTACCATTTCTATCAGTTAAAGAAGCAAAATTATAATTACCTTCAATTTTAGTAGTTATATTACTACCAGCATTACCCAAAGCTGCACTTAAAGTATTATTAAAACTATTTAAAGTCTTATTCAAATAATAAGCAGCTTTGTTATAAGTATAACCGTCATCTGTAAATCCAGATAATATACTACCAAGTAATATACCACCTAAATTAGAAAGAGACATACCATATTGAGCTGATAGATTATCAAGAGTTTTTTTAAGTAATTTATCTCTTAAATTGACTTTTATACCTGAATTTGAACCATAATGGATAGATTGAAGTGGATTTAAGTCATATGTAGCTACATTAGCAGTAATTGTAGAACCAATAGTCGCATTTTGTGTCTCAGCGGAATCTACATAGGTTAAGTCATATACTCTTGTAGAATTGCTTGTTAAATTAAAAGATCCATTATTTAAAAATGCGCTATCTTTAATTTGTGAAACAATTGCATTATTAAAATCATAAGTTTTTAGCCACTCAAATTTTAAAGTAGAAAATTTAAAATTTATCTTCAAGTCAAATCCAGCTGATATATCCAATGCTGACATATCAATAGCATCATCATGTGATAATTTTTCAAAGAAAAATTGGCACTCATATACTTTATAAACATATCTAGATATTAAATCTGCATATTCAATAATATTTCCATTATCATTGTAAAGTCTGGTATATTTTCTTGCTTCGGTAACAACTATATCCATATCAAACCTTAATAGATTATCAGGAAACATTTTTTTACCATTAATTCTTGACCAAGTCAATATTCTATAAATAGAAGCTAAATAACCCATATTTATATTAACATCTTCATTTAATGTTAATGTTAAATAATCATTGCCATAATCAACAAATTGTTTTGGTTTATCCGAATTAATAGTTTCAGATAAAGAATCTAAACCACTAATTTTTTTCAAATAATATGTCCTAGCTAAACGTTGATTATTATAACCAAGTGAACCAGGTGAGTCTACTTTAAAAAATTTAAATAATTGTTCTTTAAATTGTTTAACTAAATCCATTCTAGAGCCTAATTCAACATAACTTTTTCCAAACATATCAATAAACTCTTCTATACCACCATTAAATAAAGGCGATGTTGCGTAATTTATTATAATATCATATCCAAAACTAACAGGATCCTCATTATCACTAGGTGTGTTTTGAAAGTTAGATAGTGATCTATAAGGATATGATGCATTGCTATCCTCTAAAAAGTGTCTAAATAACCATTCGTTTAAATTATCACGATTTAAATAATCATTATGAATATCTTTTAAAATAGACTTTATACCGCTACCAGTGCCATCACTAGTTAACTTACCAATTAATTCACTAACACTTACATCAAGTGGTTGAAGCATTAATCCAGTGTATTGTGTTCCACCTAAATTGAGTTCACTATCAAATTGATTTGTAAAATAATTTTTATTACTGACACCAAATGCAGCATCGATAGTACTAGTTAGAGAATTAGATAATGTATTTAGTAAGCTCATAAATTATATATTAAACAATTGGTTGTTTAAATGAAATATTTTCTCATCTCATTCCAATTATTGATTTTATCTTTATAACCATTATATCCATTTATTGCTAAACAAATAGGTGTAAAGTTACTCAGATTATTATTATTTATAGTTTTAGAAAAATTATCGTCTAATTTATAACCATAACCAAGTTCGGCAGCACTCGAATCTTTATTAGGTACAGTATAGAGTCCATAAGTAGTAGATTGATTAATATCCATTTTGTCCGCGTAATCATTTAAATTACCCCAAGTGGAAAGTTTTAAATAATAAATTAAACTAACCTCTATACAATTATTTAACTGCTCCACCGTATCACTACCTAAAATATGCGTTTTATTGTCCGCAGCCACTAAATTTGGATTATTAACAAAATCTTTATTCATCAATTGTCCGGCAGTTGTATATTTATTTTTTCCTAAAATTTTAATTAAGCCTCTACCAATATATTTTGGCCCATCTCCATCTACATTTCCTAAATCTGCTCTATTATTATATTGTATACCAGAAGTTATCTCTTCGACTTCTTGTAAAAAGTTAGATTCTATATTTACTTGTGATAAAAAAGTAACAATACGAACTGGAGTATCCATTTGATACCTCTTTAATAAAGCAACCATAGATTCATACATCAATTCAATAACTTTTGGATTAATTTTTCCATTATAAATTAATCTCCATATTTGTTTACTTAAAATAAAATTATCAGGTGGAGCAGTAGCAACACTTGTAACACTTGAAGTACCAGGAATTGGTGGATTACTACGCTCTACTAACATAACTTGATCTGTGTTAGTAACAGTGTTTGGTAAATCTGGATGATTTATTGGTGGTTCATTTTCCAATTCATCTGGTGATAATTCCAATTCTCTTTTAATTAGTTTAATTTTTTGAACATATCTACGTTCAGAGTATTCAAAAGATATATCAACAATTAACCAATCACCAGTTAACCGATTATTAATTAAATCAGATGATGGAGTTGAAGTTTGATTTGATACAAATACTTTTATTTTTTGATATCTATAAACAGCATAATTTGGATTTCGCATAGTGATTTCCAATACTATTTTTTGCATATCAAAAAGGTTTTTATCATTTTGAATCGTAGCAAAGTTATAATTATTATGGCAATTATCCGAATCAAATTTACCTAAATAATAATAATTAGTATTTAAATCATAGAATCCATCATCTTGTGGTTGTGATTTTAAAATTATTTTATCTTGATTTTTATCTGTTATAGAATGCACATCAAAAACTAAAAAATCTTTTTTTAGTTCATCATAGTATTTTACCGTATTTTTATATCCAGATTGCAATGATATATTAGTTGAATTATTTATTATTTTATAAGCTTGGAAATAATTATTATTATCAAACATAGAATAATCATTTGTTAATAACAAACTTTGTACACTTTCCGTACTTATTGTTTTCATTGCTTCACCTAATGATTTATCAGTAACTCCCAATTGATCATCAATATTTCTATCTAATTCTTTTGCAATATCCACATAGTTAAGATTATAATAATAATCTATAAAATATGTTAAAAACGATGAATCTGATTTATAAGCTGCCTCAACTATCTCGTCAATAAAATCATAAACATAATTACCACAATTTATCCAAGTCATTGCATCATCGGTATTATCAATATTAGTATTAAATCCAAGACCACATTCTTTACATATTTTCTGTAACGCTTCATAAGAAGTCATATTAGAATAAGAGCTATACTGACTTACAAGTAATGGACTAACATCTAAAACACCACTTATATTATATACACCACCATCTACCGAAAAATTAATTATTTTAAATTGTATTAAAATTTCTTTTAGTTGATCTGATTTTGGATTAATAAATACTTTAATTTTAGAATCATCTAAAGGCATGCCTTTATCTTTCATCAAATTTAAAGTATCATAGAAAGATATACTCAAATACGGCATACCGCCCTTATAATATAACCTAAAAGTACTAATATTTTGAACATCTATTTGATAAGAACCATAATAAATAAAGGGTATATTACCTAAATTGCTAGCCACTTCCTGTTTATAAGGCGTAGGGTCAGTATTTAAAATAGGAGTTGAATTTTGATTTGGATCCATATAAAATATATTTTATTATATATAAATTGTATACCTTTTTATCAAGACATATCAAAAGATATTGGACTTGGTTTTATTGTAGGTCCAAAAATATTAGTCATTGAAGACACTTGACCTGTAGTTGCTATTTGGGTAGTTGGGTCTTGCCCAGTTCTCTCTAATCTACTTGTTTCTTGTGTTGGTATAGTAGTAGTTGCCACAAGTGGTGTCATTGGTGTTGAGTTAGGACCATAACCATTTATTAAATTAAGTTGTACTATAACACGTTCATAAAAAAGTTTCGCATAAGCACCTTTACTACCAGAACCAGATACTTTACCACCCATATTTAATATACGACTTTGCAAAGCAGAAGGTGATGAAGAAGCATTTATTTCATTATAATTACCACTATTTTTGTTATGAGTATATACAGCATAGTTAGCCACTGTATAATTTGTTCTCAAAAACAAAGTGTCCCATTGAGCATTTGTTGACATGGTTAAAATTTTATCCTCATTATTACCATATGCTTTCCATTGTTTTTGAATTTCTAAAATAGAATTATCATTACCTGTATAACTTAAAATAAATTTAATTAAACCTTTATAATTTGGTCTACTTGTAGTTTGTATCAATCCTCTACCTCTAAATTTAAAGAAGTCTGCTTCAATTAAAAATCCATTTGATTTGCCATTAGAAGAAGTTTCATCTTCTAAATTTAGTCCAGAAAATCCTAATGGGAAAGTATTTGTTTGCCAACTTGTATTAGTAGTATTTTTTAAAATATTTGCCAATCCTTTAGTGCCATGTGCTACAATATAATCACTATCATGAAAACACTTATACGCAGAATAATTACCAGAAAGTGTATTATATGATCTTTTAGAACCACTATTTGTTCCATATTCATAAACAATGCCTGGACTAACTTTATTACTTGAGCTATTTATAGTCTCAGAGACAGGCTTAAAAGAACCACCAGTTTCATTTGTCATTATTGAATTCATGCAAATAAATTCAACTAAATTAATAGAATTTCTACCAAAAATTAAAGGCAAATTTGACCAAATAATTTCCCAAGTTGTCTTATTAATAGAGTAATCTTTAGATTTACCATTTTCATTTTTTTGCCAAGGTGAGGTTTTTGATATATTACTATTAAACCACTCAGCAAATCCAGCAAATCCAAATTTACGAAAAAAATTATCTATATCTACATTTGAAGTAAATGTCTGTGAATTAAAATTACCATATTGTGAATTATCTTGACTCATTTATTATTTCATTCATTTTTTCTAATATATCTTCATTATATTTTATAATATAAAGTGGTAAAATTTATGTGTTTCCTCCTAAAACTATTTTATTACCTACTATTTTAACGGCATTTTTTGGTGTTTGTAAGAATGTTGGTGGTAAAGCTAAATTATTACCAACATAATCATTTCTATTTGGATCTTGTTGTGAAATTTTATTTGCATTAAGATAAGTATTTCTAACTGCTTTTGCGGTAGTTTCGTCTAAATGGAAATAACTTATTTGTTCTTGACTTACATATAGTATGATGTCATTTTCCATTATATTTAATGGATTATCAATATCATTTAGGTCTAATAAAAAATCACAATAATCAATAGTGCCATAAATATCATTACAAATAGAATCAATTCTCATTTGATGATATCCATTAACAGTATATTGGTACATTGTAAATCCACTATAATATTTATATGTAGCATCAAAGAAATTATATAAATTGCTTTGTGCTATATCTTTTTTTAAATTGCTAATATCATATAACTCCATAATAATTTATATATTAATTATACTAGTAGTCTCTTATAATTTGACTGTGGCTAAATTTAGATAAATTACCTAAAACATCGTCTAGTAATTCTTGATCTTTTCTAAATTCGTTATAGAAAACAAGTACATTAAATTCATTTTCTTCTCCAAGAATTTTTTTAATATTTAATAATTTATCAATTGAAAATTCCGAATCAAAATCAGGAATATAATAAATATCTTTTTTCTTTTCCATAGCTTGTTGAATCTTTTGAAAAATTAAAATCTTTAAATAAGTTCTCTCCTTATCTAATTCAATTTCCTCTTCTTCTTGGATTTTTTTTAAGTCAATGATATATTTATTTTTGATATGATTAACCTTTATCATTTTATCAAGTTTTTTCCTTGATTTTACATATACACAGAAAAATTTCATTAAGTTTAATTTTTCAGTATATATTAGATGGTATTTCCTCTCCTACAAACCATATATTTATTAATATATAAAGAAAAAGTTTATCAATGGCTTCTAATCTCGGACTATTACAAACACAATCTCCATTAAATTTTACATCAAATACTAATGATACTGATACAAAAACTGTTGGTGGATATGGTGTCATAGACACTAATACAAATAATCTAAAATCTTTATTCGGAAAACATAGTTTTACACCATTTCCTGGTTCACCAAATGAAAGTGGCTATCCAGACAATAATAAATATAATAATAGAAATACAGATGAAAATAATGATACATCAACAAGTTCTATTATCAACTTTACTAAACAAAAGGGTAATTCTGCTTTAGCACTGGATTATGCACATTTTGCTTATTTAAAAAATCTTGGAGTATATCCAAACAATAGACTAATTATAGCTAGACGTTTTGCTAGTCCTGTTGGTAATGACTTGATCGCCATGGGAGCCAACGGAAGAGATTCTAATAATCCACTATCAACATTAATATCTTGGATGCCAGAAGGTGAAGATTTATTAGATATAAATTTTGGAGAAGTGTGGGATAGTGCACAAAGTTCTTTTAGCACACTTTTAAATAGTATAGGTAAAGATATGACTCTAAGTAGCGACAATGCAAGCGGTATGTCAAATCTAGGTGGAGCAGCGGGTTCAGCTATGAATGCTGTACCTTTACCAGGTTTAACCGAAGCGATTCAAAGAAAGATGATAGTAAAATTAGGATTAGCTAAAGATGATAAAAGTGCAATTTTACCAGTAGGTGATCCAAATTTAATAAAGCAAGCAAAACAAAGACATATTGTAGGTAAAGATGAAGCTGGTAGTGGTCTAAAATGTGACTTTAAAATTAAAATGTCTGTTGAGTATGAACAAAAATATATAGATGGTATAGATCCAACTTTAGTTTATATGGATATAATAGCTAATGCTCTGAGCTTTGGAACATCTAATGCTAGATTTTTATTCAATTCTAATTTTGCTACAAAAACAAGTAGTTTAATAAAAGATTTAATTAGTGGAGATCTAAGTGCTGTTGGTAGAGTATTAACAATTGTAGTTAAACAATTTGCTGAAGTTGTTATAGGTTATGCGAAACAATTAAAAGATGCATTAAAAGGATTTGTAAACAAAGCTACCAAAGTAGCCACTGCAGCCACTGAAGCAGAAAAAACTGCCGCTGATGATAGTTTAAAAAAAGCAGCACAAAAAGCAATCGACACGGCATTCAAATTCAGTGTTGGTGCTGTTATAGGTAAATATAAAGTAGCATTATTAGGTGTTGTCAACGCATTAACTGGTTCTCCTTCTGGATATTGGCACGTGACAATAGGTAATCCAAAAAGACCAGTTTTTAGCTCAGGTGATATGATAGTTGAAGATGTGCAATTAAAACTTGGACCAATATTATCTTGGAATGATTTACCATCTAGTATAAAAATAGACTTTACACTCTCAAATGCAAGAGCATTAGGTGCAGATGAAATATATGCTAGATTCAATAGTAGCATGGCAAGAAATTATACAAGAGATCCAGATGTTAATCAAGCGAATGACGCCACATTAGGTATAACAAGTGATGAAGTTGAAAAAAAACCTGTTGAAAAAACACCTAATGGTCCCGCTCCATTAGCTCCTGCCCAAACAAATGCATTTCCAAATAGACCAGGTTATCCAGGATACAACCCAAATTTACCCAATAGTTAAAGAGTTGCTACCATAAAGTTTTATATCTTCTGTCTCAATTATTTTTTCACCATCTAATTTAGACTTTAGTATATTTATATATTCAGATGCAAAGAATACCATTAAGTCTTCTGCTGTATTAATATACTTGTATGATAATGAACCATCTTCTTTATAATAAGGTATTGTTGTATTACCATAATACTTATTAATAGCATCTCTTCTTTCGTCTAAGAAGTTTAAACCTTGTATATTTGTAATACTAGGATGTCCACCTGACATTATTTCAAGTATATTTAAACCAGGTATTTTAAAATTAGCAATTTCTTGCTTTTCATCAAATGTCCAGTTACTCCATAACTTATCCATTGTATTTTTAAGGAATTGAACATCTGAATTTTGCATATCTGTTACATCTAATTTAGCAACAGTTTTCAAATCTCCTGATTTACGATTTGGTTGATACCATATTTCTTCACCGTAGAACGTAACTAAATCATTCCATTTAAAACCGATTGGGCTAAAATTAGCATACTTCTGCTTTAATTTATATGATTCAGCTTCTGCAATTTTCTTAATTGCGGTTATAGGTATTCTAAAATTAGATAAAGCTTCTTTATGTTTTGAAAACAATTCTTTAGTTAAAGAACCTAAATGTATATTTTCTATTTTTTCATTTTTAAATGGATTACCCGATATCTGTATCAAACCCATTTTATAAATAGTACAAACCCAATTAGATTTTGGGAAGTTTCTAAATACTACATATCTATCATATGAACCTGTTTTAAACGTTTCGCCAATGTCAAATTGTTTGATGATTTTATATTTATCATCATATTCTAATTCTTTATTCTTAACAATGTCTTTACCTACTTTAACAAACTCTTTTCTAGATAAAACATAATTATGTAAATTCTCATTTATCTCTGTTTGAGTTGGTAATTTCACCGGATTATGATATGACTTTAAATCCATATTCCACTCATAAGAGATAGCGTTATTAATATAATGCATCAAATTAATATAAAGAGAATATAAACTTGGTTTGGAATCGGTTACTAAACACTCTAATAAGTTTCTATTATGATGATGTGTTTTACCGTCTAAACTATCTACCTTAATTCTTTTATTCTTTAAAGCTAATAACAATCTATTAACTACTAATCCTAGAAAGAACCTATTAGTTTCTGGCTCAGCATTTTTATTTAAATTAAAAATAGCTTTTTGTATTTGTTCAGGAGTAATACTATATTTAGCATAATCAGCGGAGTCAACCGTTTTAATTAATTCAATATCTAAATCTGTAAATACATCAGTAGAATTAATTTCTCCTGAAATGGTTTCAACATTTGAACGAGATTTCTTAAAATTAGTTGACATATTAGAATTAGCACCTGCCTGCTTATCATGGTGGTCTGTTGCTATAATAAACATGTCTTTCACATGTGCAAAATCAACAATAACAGGCAATCTACCTTCTTTTGTATTCTTAACGTTAAATTCTAATGAACCATATTGTATAATATGTGATTCAACTACTTTAATACCATGTGATTCTAAGTAGTTTTTCATGGCTAAATGCGAGCATACACCATCTAAATCTTGATGGAAATATATTTCAGCTTCTTTGTATTTATTAGCAATTTGCTTAATGTTTCTTATTCCTGACATTAATTTTTCGTTTGTTTCAACAAAGATACTTATATTTATTGAATTTACAAAATATTTTTAATTTTTGTCTTTAATTTTGTCTAAAATAATTTTACGATAATTAGTTGAGCTTCTCATCCCAACCCATTTACCCAGTACCGCACCTAAAATATAAACTACACCAACGAGCCAATTACCACCTAGTAGCATAGATAGAGAGTAATATGTAGAAGCTAATACTATTAAATTCATTAAAATAGTATTTAACATTAGCTTTAATACTTTATTCTCATAAGTTAATCTAATTTCTTGAATCCTTAAAAGATTATAAAGAAATTGCAAAAAGAAAACGATAATATATTTATAAATAAGTTCCATTACATTCTTGGGAGTGGGTAATATATTTTAAGAATATCTTTCAATTCATCTCTATTACTTGAATTAGCATATACATTATACAAATTAACTTTATTAGTAAATGATTTAACAACTCTTTTCATCCTTTCAGGATCAATTTTCATAAATAACTTCGGCACATATGAATAACCAAGAGCCGATCTCAATTCTTGATTCGTCATGTCATCAAATACTTTCTTACCTATAAGTTTAACCATTTCAACTGGATTTTGTGAATATTGTATTAATCCTTTTTTTTCACTATCAGTAATAATATTTAAAAACTCAGTTCCTTTTTGACCTAAAAGAGTTATTACTTCTTGTGGATTTCTACTTCTTCCTAATACTGATTCTATAATTTGCCTATTAGCAATTTTAATAAACTTTGGATTTTGAAAAAACATTTTAATTATTGTATCAGTATATTCATCATCACGATCTATTATATGACTCATCCCATAACTTAAACCACCACCATACTGTGATTTCCAATCAAATATACCAGCAGCACCCGCACTCTCATCATCGTATATTTCTACAAAATATACCTTATCAATTAATTTATTTACATACCATATTTGATTAGTATGTGAAAGTTCTTTAAAACTATCTATATCAAGATTCAAATTAGAATCGTCAGCTTGAAGATATCTTAATTTGTCCTCTTCAGATAACTGATTATAATCTCGGTCTAAAATAGGATCATAATCTAATTCATGTGCTTCTTGAGCGTCTTCAAATATATCCTTATATCTTTTTAAATGTTTCATATAATGTTAAATCCAGGGTTTAAATACCAATCACTAGCAAACTTAATCATTTCTGGTGTGGTTAAATCTATTTTATTCACCAATGTAACATCATTTTGATTAAATACATAAAGAGAATAAATACTTGGTCTTTCTCTTAATTTCAAAGCTTTAAATCCTAATGCTATAAATAAATCTTCAATATCTTCATATTCAGGACAATCCATATTACCAAGTGATGACCAATCTAATTCATCCTCGGAGTTTCTAATAACACTTTCAAAAGATTCTTTAGTTAAATTATTTCTTAATAAATTTCTGTGAGCAGGATTTGATATGGTAAAAATTTCGGTTTCTGGGAAATTTAAAGTAAATGCCCATAATTCTTTATGATCCGAAAATGATATACCAAATCCCATATTATCTGTTAAATAGATATAATTACCACTATAAGGACGTCTTTCCGAGTCTCTACCATGATAATAAATCTTTTTATTACTTTCAAATAATCTATAAGGGGTTAAATGCTTCATATTAAAAATCTTCGTCTAATGTTAAATTGGTTTGTGGTTTATCTAAATTTTCAAATAAATCTTTTGATTCTTTTAAAAATCTTTCTAAACCAAAATGTTTTGTTCTTAATCTTAATAATTCATCATATGTCATCCAACGAGCTTCATCATTTTCCCAATTTAAAATTGGTCTAAACTCATCATTAACTATTCCTATAAAATTATGATACTCAAAACTTCTTTCTCTAAATATAAATCCTTTAATTAAATTAACTTCTCCATTATATCCAGTTTCTTCTTCAAATTCTCTTTTAGCAGCTATTTCAATAGATTCATCAACACCTTCGTCGATATCTAACTTACCACCAAACCCACCCCACGTTAAACCTTCCATAACATACTTTGATCTTAGACCTATAAGAAATCTTTTTGATGTTTCACAAAAAGGAACTATACCAGCTCCAATTGTTCCCCAGCGTATATTTTCAAATGTTAATAGATATTTCATTATTTAAATCCTTTTTTATCTGATTTTTTATCATCTTCACCAAATTTAGTATCAAAGAAATTATCACCATCAGTCACTATTTTAGTAGTAGAACTTATATTAGCAAATTGACCCAATTTACCACTTCTAAATACACCACCTTGCATATTACCATTAAAATATCCATTCATAAAGAAAGAATCTTTTACTTCGGAATTATCTACAACAGAGTTTAATATCTTTGAATTAATTATATCACCACCATTTACTTGACATTTTATTAATTGAGAATCATTTACTTTACTATTAACTATTCTACAATTATCAAATATACCTTCTACTACACAATTTATAAAGTCAAAGTTATTAACATTCATTACACCTTTAACATTAGCATCAACTACTTCTATTCTTTGCTCACCAGTTAACCAGTTTAATATACAATCTTTTAAACTATCAATACTTTCAATTAAAGTATATAACTTACTATACACTCTATTATAGTAAGCATTAACAACGTTATAATCGGAAACTTGATCAACTTGTAATGTTATACTTGGGAAAGCTATAAGGAAATTATCATAATTTGAAAATGATTTGAAATTAGAAATGTTCTTATCTAAATGCTTCTCCAATTCTTTTACCTCTGTTGGTGAAAATCCCTTATTAATAGAATCACTTACATTTAAAATAAATTTATCTAAGAAGTAAATTAAATCACCTATATTCTTTTCATAATCTTTACCACCAATATATCTAAATTCTAATCTTTGTTCACCTAACTCTTTATTCATATGCAAAAGATTTATACCATAATACTTATCCTCTGGAACTCTTATATTATTTTTCACAACATCAATTGGAATATTATTAAAATCATATTCTTTAAATGGTATAATTCTTTTTATAGATTTAGCATAAACGTTATTTTTTCTCGTTGGAAATGAACGATATATTTCGTCCTCATCTGTATTTAAAATCATTTTCAATACATTTAAATCTTTTAAATTTTTATCAACAAATGATATATTAAAGTGTATAGACGCTTTTTCATTAGTATAACCATAATCTTGAATGAATTTTAAGATTTTAACTAGATAAAATTTAGCTTCAAAATAAGGAAGAGGACCAGTAATAACTTCGACCATGTTTGAACCACCAGATAAATCGGGTGTTAATAAAAATTTGGTTGCGTCTGGTTTCATATTTGGATGATAGTGTCTAAATCCATATATTTGAACTGGGCTCAGAATCTTATTCAATAATTCTAAGGTTTTATAAAAAGATAGTTCTTTTATATAAAACTCAAATTCAAACCCGATTACAGCTTGTTTTAATATGTCCGAATTATTAATAAATTCCTCTGTATATTTACGCATTTATTATATATTAATTATTACTATTTCAAAATTTTAACTTTTTTTTAACAAAATTTTTATTTTTAGTTTTTTATTGTTATCTTTGATACAAGAACAATGAAAAATATGACAAAAATATTAAAAGTTAATAATAATACATTCGAGCAAGGAGACGAAGTAACACTTATCATGGATAGTTATAGCCCAACTATATTACATGGTAATTTACATATTAGCGATAATGGCTATTATGTATGTCACAATAACGAAGACTATGATTACGATAATTCACCAGAAAAATATGGCAATAAATACGCTTACTATATTTATTATAGCGATGACGAAAGCTTACTCTACCACAAAATAGATATAGAATTACTATACACCGACGTTGATAGAGCCTTCAAAAAAGGTGTTAGAACTTTTTTACAATCACAATTACCCTACATATTTCCACTTTTTAATATAAAATTAGGTGTTATCGACAACTATGCTACTATAAAAGAGTCAGAAAAACAAGGATTCGTAGATTTAAGCTCTGGTAAACCAAGAAATAAAAAACTATCTACTAAATTAGGTAGACTAACTGGTAAATTAGCGGTTGCATTTGGTGATAAAGTTAAAGAAAATCAAAAAAATAGTGAATTTAAACTAAAAGATGAAATTATAGAAAAAATCCACAATCAATGGATGTCATCACACGAATCAGTATTGAAGTATGAATTCCTAGGTGGTGAAGATATATTAATTGGATATACTAAATCCAATTATGTAAATACTAAAGATAATAGAAAAAGTGTCTTACACAACTCTTGCATGGGTGATAAACAAGATTTACTTAAAATATATACGCAAAATCCGGATAAAATATCTTTAATGGTATTTTATAATGAAGAAAAGAAAATAAATGGACGCTGTTTGATTTGGAAAGCAGATGATGGCAATACCTATTTTGATAGAATATATTATATAAATGATTGGTTTGAATATTCAATGGAGAAAACTTGTGTTAATCTAGGATTCATTAAAATAAATGCTTCTAGAGTAGAGGCAAAGGTTAGTCTTCAAAATATAGATTTTAGAAATTATCCTTATTTAGATACATTCCATTTTATTTCTTTTAAAAAGAAAGCATTATATCATAATCCACTTAATACATGGAAACTCAAATATGAACTAAGGACTACAACAGGACAGATATTTGAGAAAACAATAGATATACCCGAAATAGAATTAGAATAATGAATTATAGGAATGCTTATATTAAATATGTAGAATCAGTTATAAATCCAGGAAGTTTTAATTCAATTGAAGATTATAGATTTTATTGTAATATAAAATCCATAATAGAATTCGACTTCTTGGATATTGAATTATCAAAAGAAATATGTGAGAAAAGATGGGTAGATTTTTTCAAAAATCAAAAATTATTAGTATCTTGCACTCAAAATAGAAATTAATGAAAAAATACGCAATTACTACGCAATCCGAAAGCGGTGACGACTATATTTACTTTGTAATAACAGACAAAAAAATGGATGCCAATTTAGCAAATACATTTCTTAAAGCACATGCTTACGACAAAGATGAAGATATGGTTTATGAAGCAGTAGTCACAATAAAAGAAATATGTGATGATAATTTCATAGAAATTTAAAAATAAAATATGACAACAGTTGAACTTGGTGCTAAAGACACCATTGAGAAAATAAAGAACGGTAAATCTTATATAGAAACCTTCAACGATTTAAACAATTGGTTAGCCGAATATAAAAAAATGGCTAAACTTATACACCCAGATATTTGTAATTTATCCGGTGCCAAAGAAGCTTTATCCAAACTTAATTCATATAAAGACGAATTAGAAAAAGGTAAAACACACAAAGACGATGCCGGTATGGTTAATTATAAAATTAATCAAGTTAATATAACTGGTAATAAATTAGTTTTAGAAAACTCTTTAAAACATTATAATAAATTAATGTCTCTTAAAGATAAAATGGACTTAGACTTCCAACGTTATATACCAGAAAGCGCAAAACTACAAATATCTGATGCAGATACTAATCTTAATCTACATATGAAATTAAGAGCTTTACCACTATCAGCATTAGATGTTTTACCACAAGGACATGTTAATTGGATTCTTTCTAGAATGCTCGAATTTATCGCTTACATAAATAAAAAAGGATATGTTCATGCAGGCATTAACCCAGATTCAGTTTATGTTGAACCAGTTAATCATGGTATAAATGTAATGTCTTTTTATCATATGACAGAACTAAATAAGAAACTATCAACTGCTTCTGGTAAATGGCTTTATATGTATCCAGATCATGTTAAAATAGATAAACTTGCTAAAGCTGATATTGATATAGAATTGTGTAAAAGAACAGCAATATACCTATTAGGTGATAAATCAGGTATTGGAAATATATTAAGAAAAACACACTCTATACCATTTTTAGATTTTTGTCAAAAAAGACATACTGACCCAGTAGAAGCTTTCTTTGAATATAGAGAACTGTTAAGCAAAAACTTTGAAAAGAAATTTATACCACTAATAATATAATTATGACAGACAAAAATTTATCTTTCGCAGATTTATGGGATGCCGCTGATGAGTATATCCCTGATGTAGAAAAAACAAAAGAAGAAATTATAGAAGATTACCTTAAAGTAGGTAAAAGAAATCAATGGATATATCTTACTACCGAAGATGTTAAAAATGCTAAATCATTTGATAATAAATTGTATTCTGAATACTATGAATATGATTGTGAAGAATTTATCGAAGATAAATTGGAAGATACACCAATAGGTGATAAAATCATATTCAAAAATGAATATATGAATTTCAATAATGTTGTTGTGCATGAATATGCACAAGATGATGAAATCTATCTTTTAGTAGATGGCGAAGATAAGTTTATATTTCATGGATATGATACAAGGGTTATTAACCATTATGAAAATTTAATTATCTTCGGCGGTAAAGAAGAAGTTATTATCTATGATATAGATAAAAAACTACTAAAAAGATTAGACTAATGGTTATAAGTAAATTAAAAAAGCCTGATTTTTTACTAGACGAAAAACAAATAGAACAATATTTTTGTTGTTGTGTCCCAGGTAGAAGAGGTGAAGAACATTTAGACTTCTGCACTACACATGAAGAAAATAATGTAATAGATGGATATGCTTGGAATCTTTATTTAATTGATATAGATTATGAAGAGTATAAAAGAAGCTCAAATACCGAAAAATTAAGAAAAGAGTTAAAAACTCAAATAATAGAATTACTAAAAACTAAATAAAAATTATGGGAAGTTCATCCTACAGCCACGATGCTTATTCGTATTTTTCTAGCACAGCTAGAACAAAGTCAGTTGACGATGTGTTTACACAAAATAAAACCAGAACAATCGCCACAACAATGGATCCAAAAGGCATCACGTTTCGTGAAGCAAGAGATTCAGCCACACACCCAGAATCATTAGCAATTATGATTTGGTTAGATGTAACAGGTTCAATGGGCAAAATACCTGAAATAATCGTGAAAGAAAAATTAGATAAAATTATGTCTACCTTAATCAATCACGGTGTTAATGACGCTGCTGTATTCTTTGGTGCAATTGGTGATCACAACACAGGTCTACGTTCCGACAAATACCCACTACAAGTTGGACAATTTGAAAGCGGAACAGATGAATTAGTTACTTGTCTTTCTTCAGTTTATATCGAAGGCGGTGGTGGCGGAAATAGCTGTGAGTCTTATTGCCTTGGGCACTATTTTGCCGGTAAACATACTTCTATCGACTGCTATGAAAAAAGAGGTAAAAAAGGTTTCTTATTCACCATTGGTGATGAAATGAATCATAAAGTATTTACAGCGGAAGAACAAATTAGAATATTTGGCTATGAAGCTGGACAAACTATGACTGATAAAGAAATGCTTGCTATGGCTCAACGTATGTATAATGTATTCCATATACATTGTAATGAAACCTCTTATAAAGATAGTCCAGAAGTTTTAAACTATTGGAAAGATTTATTGGGGGAAAGATTAATCATAATGGATGACTATAATACCGTTGCCGAAATAATTGCATCTACAATTGCAGTTATGAATGGAGTAAGTATTGATACAGTAACATCTTCTTTTGATTCCTCAGTTGCTAGTTCTGTTAGAACAGCGTTGGCAAAAGTTGATATGAGTGTAACAACTTATTCATCTGAAACAGGTGTTGTAGCACTTTAAAAAACAAATCTATTAATACTATAACAGGTATTAGTGGAACTAATTATGGGAAGTATATTAACAGCGATATATGATGATTACGATGATTATAAAGCATTCTGTGAGTGCATAGGTGAGGAAATTATGCCTATTTATCATATTAAATCATTTTATGAACATAGAGAAGAATTACTTAAATTAAAAGGATTTAAGACAATAGAAGATTATTTTCTAAATAAAAATCAATAAAAATGGCAAAGAAAAAAGATATATTAAATATAGCAGTGGATTTTGATGGAACGTGTGTGTCACATGAATATCCAAAAGTAGGCAAAGATATTGGCGCAGTTCCAGTATTAAAAGAACTTGTAAACTTAGGACACAAACTAATTCTTTTTACCATGAGAGATGGACAAGAATTGCGGGATGCTGTTGAATGGTTTAAACAAAATGATATTAAACTCTATGGGGTTCAATACAATCCTACACAACAACATTGGACTAAATCTAATAAATGTTATGCCAATCTTTATATAGACGATGCAGCACTTGGTTGCCCATTAATCTATGAAGATGGTGTAGAAAGACCTTATGTTGATTGGAAAATAGTTAGAGAAATGGTGATTGAAGGCAAAATAGGAAAAACCTTGGAAGATTTACAAATTGAAAACTTCGATAAACATGATTGGAATAGTTTACATGATGTTATATTTGATATAACTGATAAAGAATTATCACAGGAACAATTAGAAAAAGCATTTAGATTATTACCCGAAAATATCAAAGAAGATGCTTACCACTGGGGCTTAAGTGATACACCAGTTAGAGATAACATACATGAGCATTATCAAGAAATAGCTAAAAGTATAGATAACTTTAATAAATTATTAGATAAATAAAACATTAATATCAAAAGAAATATGAAATATTCAATCGTACTAGGCACTCAATTTGGAGATGAAGGTAAAGGATCATTTACTAACTACCTTTGTTCTAAATCGGAAACCCCATTAGTTATACGCTTCAATGGTGGTCATCAAGCCGGACACACTGTTTTACATAATGGTAATAGACATACATTTTCTTCATTCGGCTCAGGTACATTACAGAATGTTCCTACATACTGGTCAAGATTTTGCACTATATATCCAACAGCAGTATTTAATGAATATAACAAATTAAAAGAAATAGGTATAACACCTAATATTTACTTTGACCCATTATGTCCTATAACTACTCCATATGATGTATTGGCAAATATAGTAGCGGACAGAAAGAATAATCATGGCACAGTTGGTGTTGGTTTCGGAGCTACTTTAAAGCGTCAAGAAGCATATTTTAAGCTTTATTACCAAGATTTATTCAATAAAACCGTATTAAAAGCTAAGATGTCTAACATAAAGCAGTATTATGGTGAAATACATAGAGATTATATCTATGATATAGAAGATAAATTAGAAGCATGGTATAATTCAATTGACTTCTTAATAAAAGAAGAAATATTCTCAAAATCAAAAATGGGGTTTCAAAAACTTAATGTTGACGGAACACACGATCATTTAATTTTTGAAGGAGCACAAGGTATTCTACTTGATCAAGATTTTGGTTTCTTTCCAAATGTCACTCGTTCTAATACTACTTCTAAAAATGTATTTACTTTATTATCGGAATTAGAAATAAGTGAAAATATTTCGGAGTGGTTGCATCAAAAAAATGCAAGTATATATTACATAACCAGACCATATCAAACTAGACATGGTATGGGATTTATGTCGAATAGAGAATTATTAGAAGATAGAAAATTAATTATTCCTGATTTAATTAATACCGAAAATGAGATTAACATAGATGGTGGTGAACAAGGCATATTTCGTAAATCTATACTAGATTTAGATTTAATACAATATGCGATAGAATCAGATAATAATTTCTCAAAAGATTATAAAAAAACTATTGTAATTAGTTGTTTAGATCAAATAAAAAATCCAGACGAAATAAAATATACAATAAATAGCGAATTAAATACTTCAAATTTATCAACCTTGAAAGATAAAATAACAAAATTAACTGGTATTAATACATTTATAGATGGAGTATCTGAAGGAAACTTTAAAGAGTATTGGAAAGCAAAAATGAGATTTATACCTAATAATATGTATAGTAATAAGTAGTATTATATATATCATGATGTTGACGATCTTTTGCTAAACCCTTTATTAATGACATTACAAAATAAAATCTTTGAAATTATTTTGTAATGTCATTTTTTATTTGTATATTTGTATAGAGTAAAAAAAAAATTTATGAGTAGAATTAAGGAATTATACAAAATAATAGAAGAAGCAAAGAAGGAAATTGAAGAGATTCGCACTAATTGCCAGCATATTAAGACATTCAAAGGTGATTATATGTGGGCACCAGGTCATATAAACACAGGTTATATTTGTGAAGATTGCGGTAAATACTTAGGTAAAGATGAAAATTAAACATAAAATACCTATGAAGTTTCAAGACGGTGATGGTGGGCGTAAAATGAAAGCAGAGTTTATTGGAAAAACTTGCATTGATCTTGTATTAGAAGGATATAGAACTGGCACAAGCCGTGATATGTCCAAAGCTTGGAATAAGTATGATATTAAAGTAGGTGATATAGTTATGTTTTATTCAGGAAATAAAAAAGCTTATGTGGAAATTACAAAAGCTCCTTATTCTATAAAAGATATAAGCCGAGAAGAATGGTCTAAATTAGAATGTTGGGATGTTTCTGTTTATGACAAATTAAATAAAAATTACCAACAATACCAATATAAATTAATACCGTGAATAGAAACTTATATTATACAGTAGAACATATACTCTCCGAACTTGCTATTATTATAACACATAATAGTAAATTACCAGAAGAAATATATGAATGCTATACCGAATTGCAAGAAATAGCTGATGATTTAGAATTAATGGTACAAAGAAGCGGTATGGATTGTGAAGAAATTGCTAATGATATATATAACATATATTTAGATATGATTGATTTATATATCGAATATTTAGAAATACAGGCATCACACGTAGATATGTTATGAAAAATACATTAAGTAAACAAGAAATAAATACTTTATTTGAAAAAGGTAAATGGATTACAACCAATAATATTAAAGCGGTTTATCTTCTATCTACCTCTTTTAACTATATGGTAAGTGGACCGAAGAAGAATTTCAAAAAAGCTGTTGATAGGAATAAAATCAAAAGACATTTAAGAGCAACATTAAAAAAATGTTCAAAACCGATTTCAATCGCTTTAATATATTCTTCGAAAGACATTAATTCACTTACATTGGTAGACAAAGAAGTAGAGCAGATATTAGCTTCTTTAAAAGTCTAATTTTAAACTCATAGGTTTTATATATATATACAATATGAAATATTTAAACAATTTCAATTATTATAAACCTGTGATTAAAGAAGCAATAGATACAAAAATATATGAATCTAATTTCTCCTTCTCTCCAACAAATGTTTTATATACCTTTTGTTCATTAACACAAAAGACATATCCACATGGAACGGAAGCAGAAGTGTTAAAATGGATTAATCATCCATTACAACAAGATGAATATGATAATTACTTCATTAAAATAGGTGAAAGTAATACAATGTTTACATCACATTTGGATTCAGCAACTAATAAACAAGAAACAGTTAATCTAATTAAGTTTGTGGAAAATGATAATTTATTCATTACTACTGACGGAAATACTATTCTTGGAGCTGATGATAAAGCTGGTGTAACAGTAATGCTTTATATGATTGAGCATAATATACCTGGTCTTTACTACTTTTTTGTAGGTGAAGAAATAGGTGGAATAGGTTCAATAAATTTAGCCGGTTCAAATCATGATAATTTAAATGATATACAAAGGTGTATATCATTTGATAGAAGAGGATATGAATCAGTTATAACGCATCAAATGTTCGAGTCTTGTTGCACGGATAGTTTTGCGGATGCATTATGTGAAGCTTTTGAAGAAAATGGATTGAAATTGAATAAAGATAATACTGGTATATTTACTGATTCAGCCAATTTTATGGGTGTTATAGATGAGTGCACCAATATATCTGTAGGTTATTTTCACGAGCATACTAAACGTGAATATCAAAACATCACATATCTAGAAAAATTGTGTGATGCTTGTACCAAAATTAAATGGGATAATCTACCGATCAAAAATAAAAATCTTTTATGACATCAGATTCGGGTCCCAAACAGAACCAAGAACTAAACTACATTACCATCAAAAATAAATATGATGATCAAAAATTAACATTCGCATTAAAATTAAAAGAAAAGAAATGCTGGTATGTTGATGTAGACTCCAAAAACAAAAATCTAATACCTGTTGAATTTAATAGATTTTTTGACAATAACGGTAATTATATAAACTAATGACACTATATTTAGTCGCATACAAACCTAATCAAGTAATAAGCACAACTAGTGCTGTTACAGAACTAGAAATGCTTTATGTTGAAAAATGGTTAGAAACAAATTCATTAAAAGAAATTAATACATTTCTTATGAGTGAACCAGGTGGTCGAAATATACCTCTATTATCTTCGAATGATAAAGAAAGATTAGCAGAAGATGGTAGAACTGTATTATTATTTGGACATGAATACTGGGTTTTATTTGATATGTCACATGATAATAATAAAGCTATATGGAGAGAAATAGCAATTGATTCTATACTTGAATAAAAGTAGAAATATTTAAAAGTAGTTAGTATATACTAACTACTTTTTTTGTCTTAAATCGTCTAAAAAGTGCTTTAAAATCAATTTTAGAAGCATAATATATAAGATATGAAAAATCTATTATTTATTTTTATGCTCTTACCTTTATTCGTAAAGTCACAAACTAATTGTGTTAAAATAGAACATAACGGTTATATAACATCATTTGATACCGTATTAGAATATCCTATTTTAGTAGAATGGTGGGACACAAAAGAAAGATGTGGTTGTAATCAAATTCCAAGAAAAGATCAATTTGCACCAGATCCGTTACTTAAAAATCAAACCGATATTCAAGAAGAATATGACTTAGCTAATAAAACCGAAAAATCAAAAGGCTTAAAAGGATTTGATAGAGGACATATGAGTCCAGCTGCGGATAATGAGTGTCCTTATACACATGATGGTAAAATTACAAAAGCAGAAGAAATGTTAACTGAATGTTTTTACTTCTCTAATATGACACCACAATACCATTCTTTAAATGCAGGCGATTGGAAAAAACTAGAAGAAAAAACTAGAAAATTAGCTATAGTAGAAGACTCTGTACATATTTGGTGTGGCTCTGTTGGAAAACTAATGGTTATAAATAAAATGGCTATTCCAGAAAAATGTTGGAAAGTTATTTACATAAAAAAATTAAATATATTTGAATATTATATTTTTAAAAATTCAACAGATAAACCAATTGGATTAGATAAATGTAAAGTAACAAAAGAAGAAATTGAAAAATTAACAGGTTTAACTTTTCAAATATAAAAATAAAAATAATTTATGAGCATAAAAGAATTTTTTAGTGGCAACTCTAAATATGAAAAAATAGAAAACTCACAAAGATTTTATTACATGTTGCAAAACATGCATTCTAATAGATGGAAAATAACATTAATAGTATTATTCACCTTCTTTTTCATAATTTTTGGTATAGTATTATCAGTAATGTTTAAAGCTAGCATACAAGAATCATGGAAAGAAATGTTATTAATATTATTAGGTGCATTTGTTGGAAATTTAAATAAAGTAATTGATTTTTGGTTTTCTAATGAAGATAGAGATAAATTAATGGTACAAAAGATGGATGAGGAAGATGATGATCCAGGTAGTGAAAAATTTAATATTCTAAACGAAAAACATTAATACGATTGCTACATATAATTATATGAGCAAATTAACACCTTCTATCTTTCAAAAAGACATTTTTGATTTCGTCAAAAATGGTAGCGGCAATGCTGTAATTAATGCGGTTGCCGGTAGTGGTAAAACTACTACAATAATTGGGTCTTTAAAATATATTCCACAAGAAAAATCAATTATATTTTTAGCCTTTAATAAATCAATAGTCGAAGAAATAAAATTAAAAGTACCGGGAAATGTAAAAGTGCAAACTTTCCATTCTCTTGGTGCTTCTTCTATTTATAAGTCTTATAGAGATAAAGCCAAATTAGAAAATAATAAAATATTTGAGTTTATAAATAATATGTCCCCAAGATGGGCAATGATTGATAAAAAAGAAATTGATACCGATTATAAAGGACGTATTAAAAAAATAGTTGATTTAGCTAGATGTTTTTTATGTCATGACCCAGAAGAATTAAAAGATATATGTTATAAACACCAAATAGATGTTTTAGGTTTAGAAATAGAAAGAGCCTTAAAAATTATTAACGATGCTAATAATGATATATCTACTTTTGATTTTACTGATATGATATATTGGCCCGCTAATTATGATCACTTTAAATTGGAAAAATATGATTATATTTTTGTGGATGAATGCCAAGATTTAAATAGAACACAACATAAATTAATTGAAAAATTAGCACACACAGATAGTCGAATCGTAGCAGTAGGAGACAAAAATCAAGCTATTTACGGCTTCGCAGGCGCGGATGCGGATAGTTTTGAAAGATTAACTAAAATACCAAATACAGTTTTACTTCCTCTTTCTGTTAATTATAGATGTGGTTCTAAAATAATAGAATTAGCCAAAAACTTTGTTACTCAAATACTAGCGCATGATGATGCACCAGAAGGTATATTAGAACATAACGCTTCTGTTAAAGATGTATTGGAAGGAGATATGGTGCTTTGTAGAAATTCTGCGCCATTAGTTAAATTATGTTTAGAGTATCTACATGATAATAAAAAGGCGTATGTAAAAGGTGCTGATATAGGAGAAGATTTAATTAGATTGATTGTTCGTTCAAATACTAGAACTACTGATAATTTGAAAAATTGGTTAGATACAGAAATGAAAAAAGTTATTTTAGCTATTAAAAAGAAATATCCATTTTTAGAAGATGTTGAAATAAAAGAACATAATTCATTTATTCTTTTTTATGAAAAGCATTTACTAATTAATACGGTTATTACTAATGATAATATAACTGATTGTAATAATTTAATTTCTAAAATTAGACAGATATTTTTGGATAATAGCACTGGTATTTGCTTATCAACAATTCATAAAGCAAAAGGATTGGAATGTAATAGAGTATTTATTATTGACAGAGAAAAAACAATGCCGTCTAAATATGCCAAATTACCTTGGCAAAAAGAGCAAGAATTTAATCTTCAGTATGTCGCCTTCACTAGAGCCAAAAACTACCTTGGATTTATATCAGATTGGTCATTCTTTTAAAAATAAAAATAAAAATGGATAAAAAATTTTGTAGTAATAAACATTTATGTATAAACCCTAATCAGGGTAATTTAACACAGAGCAATTATAGCAAGGGTGGTGGAGTTAATGGAAGAAAGCAGTGTAAATATTGTCAACAAAAAGGTATAAAATTACCACAATTTGATTATATTTAAAGATTTTAACAAAAGAAGTAAAAATATTTGTATTTTATGCAGAAAAAAATATGATGATGAATATAATAAAAAAGAAGAAACGGTAAAACGAATTAAAACTTATTTAAAAACAGATACTTATTTTAACAATAGATATAAATTAAATAATTACATGTCTGGTGAAAAATTTTTTATGAGAGAAGAATTTAGAATGATGCTATCAAATCAAAATAATAGTTGTTGTATATGTGAGGAAGTATTTATAGATGATAAATCTGCACATGTAGATCATTGTCATAAAACCAATCAAGTTCGTGGATTATTATGCTCAAAATGCAATCATGGGTTAGGCTTATTTAAAGATGATGTTGGTATATTAAAAAATGCCATAAATTATTTAGGTATAATTACAGATTGGAGTTTTTTCAAAGAGAATTCTTAATATATACTCTATGAAATTCATAGAAAAATATTTTAAATTTTACGAAACATATTTCGTTCCTGCACCAGAAGGCGAAACTGATGCTGAAAGAGAGGATAGAGAAGAACTCGAAGAACTCGAAAGACAAACCAGAGAAAGAGGAGAAAGATGGTGGAATAATAGTAGCCATAAATTTGGTGGTAATTACAGAGTTACCGTTCGTAATACTCAATTAGCATTAAAAGACGACACTTCTTCTCTTGCTAATTACTTACATGCTAGTGACGCAATGGGTGATATTAAAGCACTACTTCCAGAATATAATGTATCTGATTCTAAAATGTATAGCATTAAAGGTAATGATCCCCGTGCAGCCAAAAAAGTTTATATAACTTTTCTTACAGTATTCGGACAAAGAGTAACACTTGAAAGACTAGAAAATGGTGATTATAAAGCTAGATATAATGAGGTGGCTAGTTCTAAAAATCCAAGTGGTCAACCAATTATAGAAATATATGGAGAAGATAGCGAAGAAGTACCTGATGCTCAAAGAATGCCGCCTTTAGAAAAAGCTTTAAGAGGTATTTGGATATATTTGATAGTTAGAAAAATAAAAGTTAGATTTGACAAGCTTATTACTAAAAAAGAATTATATGGTGGTAAATATTGGGGTGATAGAAAATCTTTATCAGAAATAATTGCATTAGAAGGTACTGTAATGGAATTGACTTCCGAACAAGAAGAGAAATATAATGAAATAATAGATTCATTAAGCACAATATTAAATCCAATTGGATTATTAGTATCAAAAGTATTTGATAATGGTTATGGTATTAAAATTAATTTAAACCTAACAGCTATGCCAGATAGTTTATTATCTAATATAATAAATGATACTATTAACGGAGCAAAAAAGAAATCAGTAGAAACCGGAACATTTATGAATAATGAAACTTTACAAAATAAGGTTTATGATAAATTAGAATTATACATTTCGAATATAATAAGTAATACAAAAATTTCTCCAAGAAATCCAAAAGAAGCAGTTAGATTAGTTCTAAAAAGAATTGAATTATTTTTTAATCAAAAAAATGATACAGTAACTAATAAAAAGGCTGCAATTATTTCTGGCTTAATAACTAATTATTGTAATCAAGCATTAGCTATGCACGCAGAAGAAAATGACGAAGCTGATAATTTGAAGGCATTATATAATGCTATTATAAAATCAAAAGAAAAAAGTTATCTATTCTATTTAATTAAAAATAAAATGATGGATAGTCTATGGACTAAATTAACTTCTGTTAATAATGAAGATCGTATGAATGCATTAGCAGATTTATATGAAGAAGATTAAAAATAAAAATTATAATAATTATGAAATTTGTAAAAACATACGAAGAATTTAAATTTAATTCACCTAGACCAGGTATTTTAACACCAGAAAGAGAAACAGAGGTAGAACCTGATACTATGCCAGTGCCACCACCTATGCCAGATTATCCTCCAGGATTTAATCCTGAGGAAGATGAAGAAGATGACGTAATTGAAAGACCAGTTGTTGACCCAGTTCCATTAGCTGAAAAACCAAAAGATGAGAAAGAAACAATTAGAGAAATCATCGCAAGAATTGAAAAAGAATCATAATATGAAACATCTTAAAAAATTTAATGAAGCCGAAGAATATATTCATGGTAATCCTGCTTTTCCAGAAGGTTATCTTGAAGATGCTTTGCGTAGAAGACAACTTCAAATACAACAACAAGGTGAAGGCAGTTTTAATATTTCAAAAGCTCAAAGATTAATCGCAGGTAAGGAAAGAGAATTAGAAGAGCTTTTAACAAAAACTATGAATAAATTATATTCTGGTTTAGTTGAGAGATATAATATAACTTTTGACATTAAATTTGCAAATAATAGGGAAATAAGAACTCTTTTAACTGAATCTTTTGAGGAAGAAAAGCATAAAAGAAAGATAGCTAATTTAATTACACAAGGAGAAGCTAAAAATATGATGCATGTAATTCATAGTCCAGAAATTACAGAAGGTGTTATAGAAATATTTGGTGAAGAAAAAGGTAGAGAATTGATAGAAATATGGTCCAATATAGTTAAAGCGGTTGATATAATTGATATGAATCGTGATATTAACCATTTTGATATGTCATTCATTACAAGCACCGTAATGGGTGTAGTAAAGATTGGTTGGACTCCAAATGACGAAACAAATGAGGAGCAACCAAATATAAATTCTGAAATAGAACAAAATATAGAAACACCAGAAGACGAAGAAGATAATTCATATGAAGAAACAGAACAAATAATAAATTCCAATGAAGATGATTATGGTGAAGATGATTATGATGAAGATGAGTATGATGACGAGGAAAGTGAAGAGAGCGATGAAGATGATTGGAACCAAAGATTATTAAATGCTTTAAATACTGGTAATGAAGAAGTGGTTGACGATATAGTTGAAGAAGAAGACTTACCAACTGATTATGTCAATAGAAATTTTACCCCAAAGATTATTGTAAGAGGAGCGGATTTTACATTATTAATACATGAATGTATTAAAGGTATATACAATGTTTTATCTCTTGCTGGTGTTCCAAAGGATAGAGATATGGCAAGAAGATTAATTGGTGATTTAGAACAATCTTTAAGAGAAGAGCCAGAAGAATTTAAATGGGGTCCAATAGTTGCCGCTGATTTGAGAGATTTCCTAAATGAATATCCTGATGTAGATAAATATCCAAATATGAGAGAAGAATTTTGGAGAGAGCTACTAAAATTACCAACTAATGAATTTTTTCCAATAGTAAATGCTATTCTATCTAAATCAGAAGAAGGTAAAATTAAATCTAGAGTTATATTTAAACGAGTAATTAAAGGTATCGAAAAAAAAATTGGTAAAAAAATGAAAGCTGAGTATGAAAAGAGATTGCGTGAACATGAAGAAGAAATGAGATTATGGCAAGAAAGACAAAGACAAAATCAACCAGTAAGACAGGAAGCACCTATCACACAAGAAGAACCACAAGAAGAAACTGAAATTGATTACTCAAATATGTCACAAAAGCAATTAAATGATTTACAAAATCAGGCAATTGATGACGGTGATTATGTAACCGCAACAAAAATAGCACAATATATAAGATAATATGATAACTACTAAATACTTTGATTTTTTTAATCAATATAAAATATTCGAAGCTACCGAAGAAGAAATAACTGATATTGCGGTAAATTTCCTATTTAAAGAAATATATGGCAAAAGAGCTTTAGCTTCATTAAAATCAAAAATCAAAAAAGAAAAATTAGAAGAAGCTGGTATAACTGAAGAAGAATTTCAGGGATTTATAGATAGTCTTAAAGGACTATCTAAAGAACAAGTTGCAGAAAAAATAGCAAGCAGCACTACATATAGTACTTTACAAGAAATAAGAGATATTTTAAAAAATACACAATTAAGTGAAAATCAAATTTCTGCTGCTAAAGCTAGAGCAAAAAAAGATCCTTATTTTCTTAGACTAAAACACCTTTTTACTAAAGCTGATTTACCTTATGAGTGGCTAGAAGCATTTTTAAGATTATTTTATTCACACTTTAAAAATTATAAAGTAAATACTGATCCAACTGATCCTAATGGCGATTATGATAAAATAACTGATTTTTTTGGCCCATATACATATTCAGATGATCAAATTAAATGGGTTAGTGAATATGGTCCTTACGGTTCTTTTGGAGATATTTATAATAAAATAGCTATATTACCAGGTGATAATAACAATAAAGCTCAAAAAGATATATTAGGTAAATTTATCTCATATATAAAGTTCGAAAAAGATAAACAAAATTCAAATAGTGATGATCTTTCTACTGGGTTTGAAAAATTAAAAGAAGATGTTAATGACTTAAGTAAAAAATTAAATATAGAAACACTTGCTAAAAGATTACCAAGAGGATATTGTGTTGATGAATCTAATAATGAAATAAAAGATTCAAATGGTAAAAGAATTCAAGATTCGAACGCTTGCTCACTAAAAGGTGGTAATATAAAATATAATGTATATGAAGAGTATGAAAAATTAAAAGATGATGATCAATTGAAAAAATCTGTTAATTCAGCAATAGAATCATATATAGAAATTTTAAAAGAAAATGACATACCTATCAAACCAGTTATAGAACTAGTTAATGGTAAAGAAACACCAGTATATAAATATGAAGTATTATTCCCAATAAGAAGAGGTACAGCGGATAATAACTATCAAAATTATAAAACATTAGAAGATTTTAGAAAGCAGTTGGTCGAATATATCAATTCTTACTATGGTAATTCAGATGTCGGACTCTTAGTGAAAAAAGTAATTGAAGTTAATAAAAAATATGGTGAAAATAGAGGAGTTGAGATTATTTATAACAAAGACAATAAAGCTGTAATATGGGTTAAAACACATGAAGCAAATCGTCTTTTACATAACGAACAAACTGGTATCTTAACAAAAACTCAGCACTGTTTAGCTTGGACAGGTGATACACAGTGGGAGGTAAGATTAGGTAATCATCCCGGTTATGAGGACAACACCGCTAATAAATTATATTATATTTATAACTATAATTTACCAAAAACAAGTGCTCTACTACCATTTGGTGTTATAATAATGCCAAATGGTAATGTCGCATCGGCATATGACAAAAAAGATGCTAATGGTGCCGGAATACCAAGGTTGAGTATGACACAGACTCAGGTTCAACAACATATGAGAGATTTTGGAATACCATTTTCTGTATTAGCACCGATTACACAAGAAGAATTATCTTTATTAAATAGAACAAGAGATATCACAAAAATAATAATACAAAAAAATATTTCATTAGATGATATAAAATTCTGTGTAGAAGGTGGTGTCGATATTAATAGGAGCCAAGGTCAAGCATTAAAAAATGCTATAGAAGAAAAACATACAGAAAAAATTACTTATTTATTAGAACATGGTGCAAATATAAAACTTTTACAAAGGATAGAACTTACAAAACTAATAAAGTTATCTATGCCAACTGATACTAATGATATACCTGCTAAAATAGCATTAATTAAAAATATCTTAAATGCAGATTCTACATTTGAAGATTATGCGATGCTTAATGCCGTTACAGAATGGTCTCTCAACAATAATAATTTTAATTTTTTCAAAAGTATAGCAGATTATTATAATGCTTCTAGCTTTAGTACAGAAGATATTAAAAAGGAATTAACTCATATGATTGAAAAATTTAGTGAATTTGATGGTAAAATAGATAAACAATTTCTTAATTGGTTAGCTAATAGAATTAAATTATTTTGTGTAAATAATGATGTTCGTCTAAATAAATATAAAAAATATTTAATTACACATTTTGATAAAGAAGACTTAACTTATATTAACGAATTATTAAAATAACAAAAAACCTCAACTTTAAAGTTGAGGTTTTTTGTTATAACACATAATTTATATTAGAATTGTAATTAAAATTAGGATTTATATTTATTTTATTTTCTTCAAAAATATAATTTACGACCGATTCTTCATCTCCAAACTTACTATCAGCCATTAATGGATCATACCTATTAAAATCATAAGCCCAGTCTTTTACACCCAATTCAATAAATCTTTGATTAATCTTATCATTATAAAATTCTCTTATTGATCTCACTCGCCTTTGTATATCCGCTCTTGTTTTATCCTGTGTATTATTTGAGTGATAGTATTGTAAATATAACATTTTAGGTATTCTTACCATTTTTGTTCTTAAAAATGTCCTTACTATTAATTCATAATCATCTGCAATTGTTAATCTCCTATTATGACCACCGATTGAATGATAAAACTTTCTATCCCAAGCTCTAAAATGATTTGGAACACCCACAATATGACGTATTGTTTTTGGATTTATATTAGACGTATTCATAGCCTTATATGTTATACCATTATAAACTTCATCCCTATATGATCCATAACCAAATGAAAATCCATCACCATAAGTTATAGAAGTATGATTCTCCCATATTTCAGCACAATCTGAGTAAACAAATTTAGCATCTGGATATTTCTTAAATGCTTCAACCATCCAATAACCAGCGTCACTAGTTAATATATCATCATGATCTAACTCCATAATATATTCACCCATACATAGAGCAGCAGCTCTATATTTAGATTCACCAACAATTCCACCAGATTTTTTTCTAAAGTCATATAACTTAACTCTACAATCTTGTTCAGCAATAGTTTCAGCAATTTTTAAAGTTAAACCATTATCAGTTGAATCATTAACTATAACCCATTCCCAGTTATTATAAGTCTGTGTTTTTAGAGATTCATATGTACGCCATAATTTTTTACCAGTATTATAAATAGGTGTGAAAAAACTAATTAAAGGTGTATTCTTATCTGATGAATCTAAAATATAACTATTTGCACATTTATACGACATATCACCTAAATTATCTTCTATTTGATTGAAATGTAGCCATCTTTTTCTAAAATCTAATGATTTGCCGCATAAATTAGAAAATAAACCAAAATTTTCACCTATTGTCACAATAGAATCTGGATTAAAATTACTTAACACTTTATCTATATCTTCATCATTTTTTATCTGTAAAACATTTAAATCCGAAGATTCATAATTCACCAATTGATTCGATTTTAAATCTAATGTATCTACATCACCTATTACTAGTACCTTTGGTGAGGAATTATTTGAATTAGTAATATAGTTATAATAACATAACTCTTTTTCAATAAATATAAAATCTTCTTGTCTTTCTTTCCACAATTTTTCTACTAATTCACCATCGGCGGTATAACTATTATTAAATATATATTTACTATATATACCTATATCAATTAAAACTTGCGCAATATCTATACTACCAACTTTCATATTTTCAGGTTTAGCTTCTCTTATATCTAATTTAGTAAAATCTTTACCATCAACTTTTTGATTAAAAACTAATACACCATATAATTCATGTTCCTCAATTTCACTTAATGCATTATAAAAATCCGGATGAATTATATTATCATCATCTAATATATAAACCCATCCATCAGTTATTTCATCTAATACTTCATTAATCATATTATATCCAAAACTATTTGGATCAGATTTTAAAAATTTAATTTTAGCTCCTATATTAGATATATCCATTAATAACGAAACATCTATATCTTTAAGTATAGTAGTATCAAATAAAATATACCAACTTATTTCAAATAAATCAGTAAAAATTGTTTTACTTATTGTAAGTAAATTTTGAGGTCTTGTACACCTAGTTATAACATTTATCATGTTTATTATAACAAAAAATTAAAAATTGTTTAAGAACAAATTTTTAATATATAAATCATATGGCTACCAATAATCCTAAACTCAAAATATACCAAGTTGTTCCTGAAATGTATCCTAGAATGGTACAATATTCTAACGGCAATTATTATGACGGCAACGGCAATCTATTAAATGTCGGAAGTGGAAATGGCACACAAGGACCACAGGGTCCACAAGGGCCAGCTGGTTCTGGAGGTGGCGGAACTGGCTCTGGCACACAAGGTCCTACTGGTCCACAAGGTTTAAAAGGAGCCACTGGCTCAATCGGACCACAAGGAGCCAGTGGGTCACAAGGATTTCAAGGTGATCAAGGTCCTCAAGGAGCCACTGGGTCAATCGGACCACAAGGAGCCACAGGTTCACAGGGTTTAATAGGTGCTACTGGATCACAAGGTGATCAAGGTCCCCAAGGAGCCACTGGATCACAAGGTTTATATGGAAATGACGGTTCTAATTCAGGTAGATGGATGTATTACACAACAGTTCCACCATTTTTACCAAATAATGATCCTAATGCTTCATTTTTTATAACTAATTCGACAAATATAACTTCAATATTACTTATTGATATATCAAGATATTCTTTAAGTAGCGATTATTATAATTGGTTTAATATAATTAGTACATTAAATCCTAGTGTTTATCCATTTTTTATTCAAATATATGAAGTAGGTAATACTTCTATTAATGGCATTTTTCAAATTAATAGCATAACAGATTATATTACATATTTTGAATTAAGTGTAACTAATATAATAGGAAGTGGAACACTAACTGATAAACCTTATTCTATATCATGGGTATTTAATGGTATAGATGGAACACAAGGTACACAAGGCGATCAAGGCCCACAAGGAGACCAAGGTCCAGGATTTGATGCAGTATATAATCCTGGGGCTAATAGATTGTTAGTTTCTGATGGAACTACTACTGGAGCAATAGCACAATCTAACTTAACATTCGATGGAACAACTTTAATAATGGGAACAGATTCAAATTCTATTAGTATTAACACTAATAGTAATTTAACTAATGTCAATAATATTATATTTAATACTAATCCAACTTATTCAGCAACGGCATCTTTATTATTTTATGATAAAAATGAAGAAACTTTAGCTTATTTCTCGGATAGTTTAACAACTCCAGCACATATTGGTAGAGACTTGTTTATAAGAGTTTATAATATATCTGGGACAACTATATCTACTGGACAAGCTGTGCATGTTAATGGTGCAACAGGTAGTTTACCAACAGTAGTTCTATCATTATCTAACCCAGATTTAAATGCTACTGTTAATGGAGTAGCTTCTGCTGATATACCAAATGGTTCAATTGGATTAGTAACAACTAATGGTGTAGTACCAGTTGATACAACTTCTTTGATATTAACTCCTGTTAATCCTGGAGATGCATTATATCTTTCTGATAAAATACCTGGTAAATACAGCACAGATTATTATGGTCTATCTTATTCTTCAAGAACAAATGTTGTTGGATATGTAATAGCAACAGGTTCTAATGGAACAATGTATGTATCTGTAAATAACGAAAATCTTAACTTAAACATTACTGATAGACAAAGAAATATATTAGAAGGTAATATAATCTCAACTGGTGCATTTTTATTTAATGCGCCAGGTATAACTATATCATCAGCTACTACATTTAATGTATCAGCTATGAAAGGTTGGATTGTAGATAATTATGGTCTAACTACTTCAACAAGACCGACAGTTAAATTAATAGAGTATGCTGGAGCTACTGGTTTAACTTCTTCTTATTTAACAACTGATACCGAAACTTATTTATATGTAAATTCAAATGGCATATTAAATCAAACTAATATATTCCCAACACCACAACAAAGAAGGTTAAATATTTATCTAGGTAAATTAGGTCATGGTACAAAAACAACACTTTTGAATGCTTTTCCAGAACCAGATATTGATATATCTCCTTTATCACAATTGCGTGATATGTTTTCACCTATTAAATTAATTAATGGTGGTGTTTATCCTTCTGCTAATGGCGCTAATTTAACATTTAATACATCCGAAGGTACTTTATGGGGATTAGGAATTGGATTTACCACAGACACAACAAATCCAAGTAGCATATTAGTTCCAGCAAAAAGTCCTGTTACATTTCAATATAGAACACAAATAGGTACCACCGCTAGTGCTAGTGATGTTAGCGTAGTAGATCCAGGTTATTATGATAATGGTGGAGTTAGAACCGCTATTGGTTCACCAGCTAAACAAGCTACGAATCAAAGAATATATTTATTACAAAATGGTAAGTTTAGAATGCAATACGGTCAAACTGTATATTCTAACTTAACTGCGGCTATAGCAGCAGTTCAAACTGAAACATTTACTACTTTTCCTAATTTTATAGATAATGCCATATTAATAGGTATATTATCTGTAAGATCTGATGCTACTAACTTATCTAGTTCAACACAAGCTAGATTCTTATTAGTATCTAAATTTGGTGAAACAGTAGGAGCTGCTGGTGGATTATCTACAACAACTTTACAACAAGCGTATGATAATTCTTCCGAACCAGAGATAGTAACAAACTCAACCAATGATGGGGTTACATTTAGAAGAGGATCTACTGCCGATAGTGATAATGTATTGATAGTACAAAATGGTTCGTCATCAAATGTAATGACAGTTGATGGAACTGGTAAAACTACAACTAACACATTAGCAATTACAAGTATATCTGCTACAGCAGGAGCAACTAATTATTTAGTTGCTAATGGTAGCGGCAATATTTACTACCAAACACTAACACAAGGACCAACAGGTTCTGCTGGTCCTCAAGGAACCACTGGACCACAAGGTATACAAGGAGCTACTGGCACACAAGGTCCACAGGGTGTTCAAGGTCAAATTGGTTTATCATCAAGTGTAGCAGGACCACAAGGTGTTCAAGGTCCACAGGGTTTTCAAGGTGTTACAGGTTCAACAGGTGCAGCATCAACTATACCTGGACCACAAGGCGCTACTGGACCACAAGGTTTTCAGGGTCCACAAGGTCAAATTGGTTTATCATCAAGTGTAGCAGGACCACAAGGTGTTCAAGGTCCAATAGGTTTTCAAGGTGCTACAGGTAATATAGGTCCTGTTGGAGCAACAGTTGGTACAATAGGTATATCATTAAATGGTAATGGTGCTAATATATCAACAGGATCTAAAGGTTATATTAATATGCCTTATGCTTGTACTATAACAGGATGGCAATTGGTATCATCAGCAACAGGTTCTATTGTAATTGATGTAAAAAAATCTGATTATGCAACATTTCCTACAACAACTTCAATAGCTGGCTCAGAATTACCTACTTTAACTACCCAACAAAAAAATCAATTATTAACATTAACAACTTGGACAACTACTGTGTCACAAAATGATATAATAGAGTTTGTGGTTAATAGTAATACAGGTATAACAAATGCTTCTTTAAATCTAAGAGTGCTTAAATAAAATAAATATAATAATATGGAATACATAATTAATTCAACAACACAAGAAAACGAAGTAATCATCACAAATGTTACTATGACTTTAGATAGTGGTAATATTTTAACATTAGATATACCACATTTTTTACCAAAATCAATACAAGAAATTCAACAGAATATAATAAATAGATCAATAACCGAACAAATTAAATTAGACGCAATAAATAACTTATCTAATTTAATGGACGAAATAACATTAAACGAAAAAATAATAGTATAATAATATAATATGGCTCTTAATATTTTTACAGGCTCAACAACAGCTAACTGGGGTTCAACATCATCTTGGACTCTTAATAGAATACCTACATCAACAGATTTAGATACAGCTTACTTTGGTCCTATAAGTCCAACCTGTTCGGTGAATGTAGTTGGTGCGCCTTGTTACAATTTTGATTGCTCAACTTATATAAGACAGATACAGATGGCACAAAATTTAAGTATTTATGGTACATATTCTAACTTTGGTAATAGTGCTTCTATTAGATTTAGTGCTTCGTCTGGCCCAGGCTCAACTATAACCTATTTTAATGCAACTTGTAGTATAACATCAAATAATTATGTATTTAAGAGAGAAATGTTTACTACATTAGGACAACAAGGTATTATATTCTTTTCAGCACCAGGTAGTGGTGCTATCATTACACTTTTAGATCAATTTGAGGCAACAGCAGTACAAATTTCACCAAATTCTGGTGTACCTACATTAACTCTTAATGGTGCTACTTTCTCTGTTAGAGAAAGTTTCACAGTTGCAAATAATGTCACTCTTAAAGGAAGTAATATACAAATAAAAGCAACTGCTTCAACAACAACAACCACTTTTACAACGAACATTACACCGATGAGTAATAACATTTATATTAACACACCTGGTAGTGTAACCATAGCAACACTTTATATATTACCTCTTAATAATACGACACAAACCTTAAAATGGATTAGTGGTACAGTAAATAATGGTGGTAGTTTAGTAGTAGTAGCAAATAGTGGAACATTAAACTTGGATTGGTCGCCAACTCACACTTGGGCTACATTTCAATTAAACTCTGTTGCTACAACTGGTTTAACATCAAGTATTGTTACAACACAACCAATAAATGCTACTATTCTTACATTAGCACAATCAGGAGCCGGTGGTTCATATAATAATTATATAACAGGTGGATTTACTTGTAGTATATTTAACTATACAAGAAGTATAGCAAGTGATTCAAGTATATTATGGATAAGTCCAACATATAGTCATTATATAAATGGCACATATAATTCTTATGTAACTTCAACAGCAACAAATACTTTTAATAGAATAAATAGTATAGTACCAGGTACAAGAGCTCCACTTATAGTAAGTTATAATACTAATCAATTTTTATGGAATTGTTACTTTACAGATATAGATGCATCAAATGGGTCAACCATATTACCATATTTAGTAACAGCAACTTTAAGTAATACATTAAATATATTGGATCTTAAAAAGAATACAATAATAAACTCAAATCAATTTTATACTAACTAATGGCAGTTTTAACATTCACAGGCTCAACACCAGGAACTTTTAGTGTAGCAGCAAACTGGACACCAGCTCAAGTACCAACAAATGCCGATATATGCATATTTACTTCATCAAGTCCAACTTGTTCTCTAACATCAATTGGAACTTGTAGTCAAGTTGATTTTACAGCTTATAATAAAAGAATTAATTTTGGGGTTAATGCAATTGGCGTTTATGGTAACATTACATTAGGAACACAAATGTCTTTTTCATTCTCAACAACTGCTGCTTATAATGGATATAATTTTATTATGGCAGCTACTGGTTCAATTACTACAAATGGTATGACAATGGGTGTTCCTTTTGGTTTATATAATCCTGCTGGTTCAAATAACACTTATACCTTAAATAGTAATATGGTATGTGCTGAAAACTTTTCAACAGGTGCCGCTGCTGGTGCCTTAACTCATACTATAAATGGATTTACTATATCTTGCTATAAAAATGTAAGTATAAATATAGGTTCAGGCGCTTCTTCGACATCTACAACAGGTACTACAAATATACTAATACTTGGTACAAATCCAACAATCTTATTAACTAATGGTACTACAAATGGCTTTACAAATAACATTACTATTAACGCAATAGGTTCAGTTACGATGCCTGTTAACTTTTATTACAAAACAGGAACATTTAAGTATATATCAGGTACATTTAGCGCATTTAATATAGCACAAACAGGTTCATATACATTAGATTTAAGTGGTAGTTCATCAGCAAATAGATTACCTATAACTATTGATAATAATGGATTAGCAGCCGCTACAATAACGATGTTAAGTGATTGCCATATAACAGGTGGATTAAGCTCAGTTAGTAGAAACTTGGTATTAAATGGTGGTGATATATATCTTTATGGTACTGCTGTTTTAGTACCACAAGGTAGTGCTATTTATAGCGGTACAACAACTATTAGATTAGTAGGCACACACAACTTAAGTATGAGTGGTACTCTTGCTTGTAATATATCTATACAAACAGCAGGAACTATTAACTGGAATCAAGTTCAGTGGTACGCTCAATCAGGTGGTGCCTCATTTGTATATACATCAGGAACTATGGTATATAGTGGAGCAAACTTTCAAATAGGAAATAGTTCTAACCAACATACATTTTATACATCAGGTATTACTTTTAATAATGTATCAGTATATACCGGCGCACCAGTTAATATAAACCTTCAACAACAACTAAACGCCACTACATTAACAGTAGTATCAACAAATACTTATATAAGTATGACTGGTTCATTTGGATTTGTAGTAGATACATTTTCGCCAGCCGTATATAATACTTCAAGAATAGGTTTATCCTTGCAGCCAGGTTTAACATATAAAGTTAATAAAAACTTTGTATATAATCCAGCAGTATTCTTAACAACTATTTATGGTATTAAATCGCAATTAGCAGGTAGCCAATCAAAGTTTATATTAGCATTTGGTGCATCACAATCATTGCATTCAATAGTAACAGATGATATAGATTCATCTGATGGACAACCGATATGGATTTGGAACTATAATGGCATAACAGCTAGTACAAATACATTAAACTGGAATAACTTACAACCTAGTTCAGTTCAGTTCTCAGCTATAAATGTAAGTTAAAAAATTTCGCCGAAATACTTAAGAAAATTTTTCCAATATTTATTAAAAAATCCATCTACCTCTCAAATATACTTAAACTAGGATGATCCATAAAAAAATTAAACATATTATCAACATATTTTAACTCACTATTCCAATCCCCCAATAACATAAAATTATTATTAATCTGACCAATAGATAAATATCCTACTATGTCAAATACAAAATTTAATATACTATACATCCTAATACCTTCCCTATCATAATAACTTAATAAATCATACGAATAAAAATCACCTAACTTATAATTACGAAACGAACTCGAACAAACTAAATTATATACCATGCTAATTAAAATTATAATGTAAAATTATAAAAAAAAATCGTAATAAACAAATATTATTTTAATCAATAAAAAATCCACTATATAGATTTATAGGTATTTTATACAGGATTTTATTTTTATTTGTCAAATAATTTTAATCAATAAAAAATCCACTATATAGATTTATAGGTATTTTATACAGGAATTTTTATTGGATTTATTCTAAAATTTTTTCACAAATTTCTTCCACTATAAAAAATCCACCTTTTATTAGAATATATCTAATATATAAATTAATTTGGATTTTTTTTCTAATTTTTTACTATTTTTAATAAAATTAAAATCTAGCTCGCTCCCAAAGCGAGCATTACCAACAATCTTGTAGAACGATAAATAATCCTTCAATAAGAAGTTTTGTGAGTTAAAAATTAGAAAATTTAAAAAAATATAAACCTGGAAAGCCTAAAAGGGCCTAAACGGGTCTTTTTAGGCATAGTTCATATATACTCTATATTACATATGTTACATATACCGCAAAATCGTCATATGTAACATATATGCGATCTCACATATGTGTCACGTTATACATATACAAGACCATATATATGTATCGCGCCTATATGTTAATTAACATTTGTAACATATAGGCGTGGCACGTATATGTTAATAGCTAGTTATCTATGTGTTAATTCGTTTACATAATCAGCAATGTTTCTACGCAGATCTGCGATCATATATAGACATGTGTATATATGTTCGCAACATATCAATATGTCTATATATGTTTATGCTCAGAAGCGATCATCCATTTATATTTGTTGCTGAAAATGTTAGACTATTAACAACTGATTAACGATTGCTTAACATATTCGCTGTTTATATAATGTTAATAGAATGTTAAAGTTTTTATGGATTACATCACCTCTAGAGATTTGTTGTTGAATATGTTAGTTGATTAACGAGTGATTAACATGTATGTTAAAATGTTTATATGTTAATGTTATAATATGTTAAAGCGAAACATATCGAAGATATGTATATAACTTTTACATATGTGTTTATGGAAGCCCATCGCCGGGCATAATTTATTGTTGAAAATGTGAGTTGATTAACAAATAGAGAAATTACAAATACATAGTTGCACTATGTTAATGAAACAACATTTTCAGCAATTAAATTTCTGGAGTGCGATTATGAATATATTATATTTATTTATATATGTTAAGAAAAAATAAAACACACATTTTTTATATGTGTGTTTTATTATATGTTTACATTAATTCAAGTGAGTTCATATCAAAAGTTTCTTTATATACTACTTTTTTTGATATTTCGTTATTTTCAATTTGTATTAACTCTTCAATTAATTCGTCTTCTTCAATTTCAGCTTTAATTTTTGCTTTTGCTGTTTTGACTTTTCTCAGTAGCTTTTGTACACGTCTTATTTCACTCATAGTGAAATCTGTATTTTGCGTCATAAGTTTTCGATTGCTGTTTTGTCAGCAATACAAAGATACGCAAAATACTTTTACAAAAGTAACACAAAAAGTCGGCATTGGGAAACTTTTTGTGTTAAAGTTATGTTAAAGCTTTATATTAAATGTGTTATTATTTGTTAATGCTCAAGCATTTTCAGCAATAAATTTATGCGCAGCTACTGTGCTGAGTTGATACAATTTAAAAACTATTTTTAAAATTGTTTGTTTTATTTCGAAAGTTTGTGTATCTTTGAATATCGAAGTAAAAAAGTGGTCGCTTGCGCTTTATTTAAATGTTAATAAAGTGTTAAAAACGGATGGAAGCCCATCTGGTTTAAAATTTGTTGTTGAAAATGTAGTGTCATTAACATATAAGTAATACCTTTAATATGTTAATTGCTCGTTAATCGAGTAGCAATTTCAACAATAAATTTAAACGCCTCTGCGCCTGGTGAAAACATATATGAAAAAGTTATATATGAAAAAAATGTAATATGATGGTGGTTCATCCACCAAAAAAATTTGTTGCTGAAAATGCGAGTTGATTAACGAGTGATTAACATATTATAAAAAAAGCAATATCATTTTGGTGGACCTGCAGGTGTAAAATTTATTGCTGAAAATGTTGTTTCATTAACAAATTAGAAAATATACATATATAAGTTACACAAATGTGTGTAATTGTGTGGATAACTTTATTTGTTGCTGTTGCAAGTATTTCGTAAATTACAGCATTGACTTTAACATTTCTTTAAAAACATAATGTTAAAAGTGAGATATGTAGATTGCACTACATATATGATAAGTTATGTTTATATGTGATAGCAATATGTAACATAATTATGTTACATATTGCTATCTTACAAATTTGTCATTTTAAATCGTCAGGTAGTCCGATACCTTCAAAGTTGTAGTTCTTGTTTTTGATTGCTTCGATGTCAGCTTGTTCAGCTTCTTTATACTTCGTGTGTTGTTTTTCTGTGTCTTTGCACGTCATACAAATCATTTGAGTATTGAACATTGACATTGTAGTAATGTTTGTTTGTGTGTTGCATCTGTTGCAATTTTGCATAAGTATAAGTAACTGTTTTATCAGTAGAGCAAAGTTACGAATGAGTTAATTACAAAACAAATAGATGTTGTTAAAGTTATGTTAATAGTAGGTGTTTTTTGTTTGTTAATGACATTGCATTTTCAGCAACAAATTTTTTGAATCTGTGATTCAATTTATATTATAATTTTTTATATATGAGTGTGTAAAATAATACATATTGAAAAGTTACAAAGTGTAATTTAACAATATGTATTATTTTTTATATTAAACTAATTGTTGTTCTATTGCGTATTTAATATGATGGAAGCGCAGTAGGATGAGAATTTATTGTTGAAAATGCTGTTGCATTAACAAATAACTAATAAAATAAAGCATTATATGTTTCATATAATGCTTTATTTTATTAGTTGGTTTCTTTAATATTTTCGATAGACCAGCCGTATTTTTCTTTATACCAATTGTGGTAATTTTGCATACGTGTTTGTAGTATTGCGATTGCTTCACGTAAGCGGGCTGCGCCAGCACGATTACAAACTAATAGCGTATCATTAAAGCCGCTGTATGCTTCAAATGATTCCATTGAAAGTCCGTCACCTTTGGTTCGTTCAACTGGGTGTGAACTAAGGCGGTAGCCTGTGCCTTTGTGGTATATTACGGAGAATTTAATTTCTTTCCCGTTTTCTAATGTAAAATATTGTTTGTGTAGTGTCATGTCGTTCTTTTTTACAAAGATACGACTATCTTAATTAATAGCGTAAGTGGCGGATGTTAAAGTTTTGTTAAGGAACATATGTATATAATTATAATATGTTTTGTATGTGTTCTCTCTGGAGGGTGATCACCTGTAGAAATTTATTGTTGAAAATGTGGTTGCATTAACATATGGTAAAAGTTTAATATTTGTTAATCGACTTACATTTTCAGCAATAAATTTAATCCACCCAGCTCCAAAAATATATATGAAAAAATGTAATATGAATAGATATAAAAAAGCCCCATATAAAACATATGGGGCTTTGCTCGATATGAGCATACAAGTTCACTACACTTGTATTCAACTATGACACATATGATAACATTACCATATGTGTCATATAGTTATTTTAGTACTGGGTACTGTTCAGTTGTTGGTTGATATGTTAAAGTTTTTAATTTCTTATCACGAAACATATTCCAACTTTTTACAAATAGTGCATAGCGATTAGATGCGATGACGGTCTTTATATGTTTAGTTTCTTTATTCTTTACTAAGTAGTTACGAAACTGTAATACAGGGTCTTTCTCAGAAGTGAAGCCTAAGCCCGATGTAAGTGCATTAAAATAGCGTGATGCATCAGCCTCGTGTATGTCTGATGTTATTGCATACCAAGCACCAAGCAAAGACGGGTCAAGAAATCCACCGAATGACTTATGCGACTTATTAACAAATTCTATAACATGCATCCAATAGTCGGGTCGTTTCTTATATTCAGCTAATAAATCATCCATGCTGAACATGCGATAATTGTCTGAGCTGTCTGTGCCTGCTTGTCTTTTACCAGATAGTTTTTTTCCTGATAAGAATTTTTGTATAATAGCAGCACATATTTTAGAGTTTTCAATTCCAGACATTTTGAATATGTCGCCAGGTGTTCTCTTTGTGCCTCTATCAATTATCTTGAAGTTCTCAGCGGGTACATTCTCAGCGATAGTCATACATACGGACTTTCCTGATATTATGACTGCTTGTAATCTGTGTTGTCCGTCTAACAGATTGTTTTTTTCATCAAATGATATTGGGATTGGGCTTGACTGACTGAATTCACCTCTTGTCATCAACTGCGCATAATTTTTCGCAATATTATCTTTGAAATCTCTGTTATTAGGATTTCTTTGCAACCATTCTGCTGCAAGTTCGGGAGTTACAAGTACTTGTTTGTACTTGTTCTGATGCATTTGATTTGTCATAATTGAATTGTTTTATTTAGTGAGATACAAAGATAAGGACTATTATTTAAAAAGTGCTTTTTATTTAGTTAAAGTAATGTTAAAGCTTTTCGCAGCGTAAGGATTTAAATATGTATTCTACATTAATGTAGGAAACATATTTAAATTATGTATAATTAATAATTTTATATAATAAAAACTCGAAAAAATTTGGGTTTTTTGGAGAAATGGTGTATAATTAATTGCTGAAAATGTAGTTGCATTAACAATTAGTTTTTAACATAATTTTAACAAAATAAATTAGGTTAATAATTATAAATGTTGTACTTTTACAATAGAAAAGAAAGGGCGGACGCTTGCGCTTTTTTAAAATGTTAATAGAATGTTAAGGTGGAGAAAAGCTCCATCGCCGGATAAAATTTATTGCTGAAAATGTAGTTGCATTAACATATTAAAGTATTTTATATATGTTATTGGAAGCTCATCGCCGGATAAAATTTATTGTTGAAAATGTAGTTGCATTAACATATTAAAGTATTTTAAATAGGTTGGTAGAAGCCCATCGCCGGATAAAATTTATTGCTGAAAATGTAGTCGCATTAACATATTAAAGTATTTTATATATGTTATTGGAAGCTCATCGCCGATAAAATTTATTGTTGAAAATGCAATGTTATTAACAAATGCTTTTTGTTAACAATTGTTTAACATATTAATGGATATAATATATGGTTTGTGGGTAAGTATTTTTGAATAGCTATTAGCAATAGCTTACTTTTATTATCTTATGCTTATAGTGTTAAAAAGCGTTACATATTTAAAAGATAAGCTATATGTAACGTTTAGAGGTAACATTTTTGTTATATATTATTTGGTTACCTAATTATGTTACATTTTTGTGTAACATAATTAGGTTGTTTTAACCAAAAAACACAACTATGAAATGTGTGGTGGAAAATTACTATTTAAAGTAGTTAAATATATCTGGGAATATATATAACATTTTCCGTGTCAAACTACATCCCATCCGTTGGGTAGTTTAGCCCCGTTGTTTTTTTAATTAGTGGGGCTAAAGGAATTGAACCTTTTTGAAGGGTTTGCTGTATGTAGTTTTGTCAGGTCAACTTATAGTCTTTATGCGGGTTAAAATGTTAATGAGTTGTTGTCCCGCATCCGCTATCCAAAGACGGTTATTACAATTTACAATTTGTTTTTTTAAGTTGTTTGTAGTTTGCTGCTTTTGACCTTATTGATTATTGTATTGCAAATATACGACAAAGTTTTGAAACTACAAAATAGTTTTTCACATAATTATTATTACAAAGTGAAAAACTACAAAATTAAATTTGGCTGAGTAAATTATTTGCATTATCTTTGTGTATGGCTATACACTTATTCAATGCTGTTAAGGACTCGCTTCCATGGGAAGCTTTGCCTGAAACATTACAAAAAGTTATCATAGATACTTTTCGTATCGAACCGAAATATGCTGTGCATAAAATACAGAAATGGGGTGAAAGCGGCTGGCTACTTCATTTCGGTGTTATGGGTAGTTTTTCTATTGATGCTAATCATTTTAGTATAATGGAAAAATATAATATGGGTATTCAAGTGCCCGGCAATCAAACGTATTTGTGGAATTTATCTATAAGTGAATAACAAATAATTAACGTAAAGATTTGGCATTTCTACGGAAATGTCGTATCTTTACACTATAAAGAAAGGACGGTTGCTTGCGCTTTTTTTAAATGTTAATAAAATGTTAAGAGCTTGGGAAGCACATCCAGCTCACCGATTTATTGTTGAAAATGTAGTTGCATTAACATATTAATAAAATAAAAATAGTCACCTATAACAGGTGACTATTTTCGGGTATATTAATATTTTCTATGCGGGTTCAGCGATTGCTGGCACTTCAACTTCTGGTTTATTCAATTGATTTAGAAATACACGAATGCTTTGTGCCATTAAACATTTTTCTAATCTATCGCTGATGTCAGCGAAGGACACATTATGTTTTCTGTAATCTTTGATAACTTTGAGTATTGACTGAATTGTTTCGTTATCTTTGGCAAGAGTATTTTTTGTATGTGCTTCTATTCCCGTTTCCGCATGACGAATACCGAAAGACATATCACCGATTTTTATAGTCAGTGATTTTTCGCTATGCGATATGAAAAACTTTTGTGTAAGCGGTTCAGCGGCTTCTTTTTGTTTGCGTGGCGTAACTACTTTAAAAGTTCCGTTAGCTTGTTTTTTGGGTGTAGTTTTTTTGGGAGTAACTACATTGAACATAATTTGTTTTGCGTCCATAACGTTCTATTTTTGTGTAAAGATATACAAAAGTTTTAACACAACAAAAACAATGCTGTTAACGTTGTGTTAAAATAACGGTGGCGGCATATTTTTGTAGCTGTGTGTGTATTTGATAGCAAATGCAGCAGAAATGCCGAAAATCATCAAATATACTTTGAAACATATTACCGCAATTAGTAATACTTTATTTTCAGCTTTTTTCAGCTTCTTTCTCTCTATTACTAGTAATGGATGAGTTGACATAAAAAATAGTTTTAGAATATAAAGATACAAAAAATAAATGATGCACATACTTTTTTATTGTTAAATATATGTTAAAATACATATTTAGTTTATAGTAATACAAAAGATAGTCTTCTTCAAATTTATTGCTGAAAATGCAGTGCCATTAACAATTAAAAAAATCTATATATTTAGGTAAATATTTTATATAAAAATATATAAAAAACTGCTTATATTATATAAATTATATACAATTTAAAATAAATGTGAAATTCGTTGGATATAATTGATTTTATATATCTTTTAGAACATATTAAATAAAAGATCGTCAAGATCATGATATATATAAATACTACTATATTACAGGGTTATTTTTCATGTGTTAACATAACTTTAACAAAAATTATTTCTTAACAAATATTTAAGATAAAAGATTAGGTGATATCAGGACTCTGTTTAACGCTATTTTTAGACGAAATGAGCGTATCTATTGTGTTTAGATAATCTCTATTGCGCTATGTTTCGATCGTGTCTGGTTTAAAAATAAGCTATTCTACTA